ACAGGGACATATCACTGGAATTGCAAATGTCGTTAAAGGCGATATCCCTGCATTGGATTATGTACCAAATACATCAGCAGGTGTATCTGCAGCGATAAACCTTTTAAGCACTGGAACATCAACACCATCATTGAATGATTATTATGTATCACAATATGCAGCTGGTGGTACTACGACAACATCATATCATCGACGTCCATTATCGGCATTATGGACATTATTCAAATCATTGATCACAGTTACAACCACTGGTACAGGTAATGCAATTACAGCAGCATCAATTTCTGATGATGGTAATAATAGAAAAATCACATTCACCAAAGGTTTAACATTTTCATTATCAGATCACACGCATGACTATTCAAAAGTATCATTCACACGTTCATTAACATCTGGAACTAAAATTGGTACGATTACAATCGATGGAACTTCGACAGATTTGTATTGTGAAACAAACACAAATACAGATACTAAAGTAAATGTAACACTTGCAACAACTACAAAAGCATATCTACTTGGAACATCTACGACTCCAACATCTACGGCTCAAGCAGTTACATCTGTTTCTGATACAGGAGTTTATCTTGATACAACTGCAGGTGGTTTATGTGCAACAAATGTAAAAGCATCATCAACTGTATGTGCCAACACTGGCAACAGTTCAACAGCAGGTGGTATATCATTATATTCAACTGATCCAGAAACATATGGTATCATGTTCAGAGGAACAACCAACTCTGGTAAACATGGTTATGTTCAATCTGATTGGGCTACTTATTTCACAATGAACCAAGGTGCAACAACAAGAGGATGGATCTTCAGAAAGAAGACCGATGGTCCCGTTGCTTCTATTAGTGGTGCAGGTAATGCAGTATTCAATGGATCTGTAACTGTTGGAGGTAATTCTGCAAATACATCAGGTTGTAGAATGGAATACAATGCAACAACACAATCATTAGACTTTGTATTCGCATAAGGAGGTGTTTAAATGTCACTTCAAATCTGGTTACCTCTTACAAAGAACGCAATAAACAAAGGATGTCATCCAAGCAATGTTACTGTATCAAATGCTACTCAAAATGCAAATGGCAAACTGGGTGGGTGTTATTCATTCAATGGATCTTCTTCCCATATATATGGAACACAAACTGTTATTACCAATGATACAAACAATTGGTCATTTGCATGTTGGATGAAATTAAATGTTGTTAATACGACACAAACATTGTTTTCTTGTAGAAATGCCGTAAATCCCAATGGTATTACAATATTCTATAGCAATGGATATTGGCTGATCGATGATGGCGTTCGTTGGCAACCAACAAATGCTTTATCAGCCAATGCATGGTACCATGTTTGTATTATTCGTAAAAAAGGTGTTGGCAAATATCTATATATCAATGGTACCCTTGTGAGTTCCACAACAACGGTTGGAACCCAGACCGCTGTTAATTCCGCGAATTTTGTAATTGGATTATGTCATCAATCAGCATCAACATTTAGTGATAATCCATTAAATGGATATCTTAATGATGTTCGTTTCTATGATCATGCATTATCTCCGTTGGAAGTATCAGAACTCGCCAAAGGCCTTGTTATCCATTATAAACTAGACACACCAGCGTCAATTAGTAATTTGGTCAGAAACGTTAGTTACGGTGTATACAATAACTACTCAAGCGCCGGGTTTACTGCGTCTCTTGTTAATACTGGTAGAACACATAATAGTTGCAGAATATATAGATTAACTTATACCCCAGGTTCTGATACGGCAAAATTGAACAATGTTAAATCATCTTTAGCTAATCATGGTATCTGCGGTTTCAGTAGGACATTCCTCGCAAATACCAAGTATTGTTTCTGGATATTATGTAAACCAATATCACATCCCGATACGATTGTTGGCGGTACTGCAAGCAATATATCAGGATGGACTGAAATACCAATGAAGAAATATGATGACAATTGGTTCATTGTTGGTCAGTGTAGAAAAGGAAACGTCACTTCGGATAAAATAGATTCAATATTCACTTCGTTTAAAACACCGAGCGCCGAAGCGGGAGTACCAATCATTATTGATTTCTGTTGTCCACATCTTCTTGAAGGGCATGATGAGATACTGCCAGAATATGATTATATAGGAACTGATCCTGGTATCACGGATGGATCCGGATACAATAATCATGGAACTGAGACTGGTGATATCACAATATCAACATCGACTCCGAGATATTCGTATAGCACCAAATTCGTTTCTGGATCACATATACATACAACGTTGGTCACCTCTGGTTTTGCAAATTCATATACATTCTCATGGTGGGGTAAATATTCTAACTATAGTGGTCATATGATGTGGGGCTTTTCTAATGGTAATAGATTGAACTTATACATGAGCAGTGGCAACTTTTATTGGAATACCGGTGATGGATCTAACAACCCATTCAATGTATCAGCATCAACATACGGTGACAATCAATGGCATCATTTCGCAGTGACGGGTGATGGTACAGCGACAAAGCTATATATCGACGGAGAGTTTAAAGGTAATGCTAAAACATATAAAGGTATAACAGGTACTACTATCTATATGAATGGGTGGGATTCTGGAACGAGCTATAATTTTAATGGTCAATTATCTGATTTTCGTTTGTACGCAACTGAATTAACCGATTCTGATATTCTGACATTATATCATACTGGAGCACGTGTTGCTGATAATGGCGCTATGACAGGATATGAAATGAAAGAGGGATAATAATGGCAAATATATCTAAACATGGTGTTGTTACCGCTACGGGTTTTGCAAATCCAAATATAATACCAAACACCTCTAGCTCAGAGGCTCATTATACATATCCAGAAACAAGTTATTCGGATAAATATGTGAAGAAAACGATTATAGTACCATCTGGATCACAGTACACTTTGTCATTCTATGCAAAGTCTACAGTCAATGGAGATAAAATCAGAGCTCATTATTATAGTCCGAATACAACAACTCATGCTGTTACTAGTCAAGGTGCTACATCAACTTATTCCGATGGACATATAAATTTCACACTGTCAACTGAATGGACATATTATTGGGTAACATACACGCAATCAGAAACTACAGCTACAAAAACAGTGATATTTCCAAGATTAGTTAGTGGACAAGGTTCTGGTACAATATCAGTCAAAAAAGTTAAATTTGAAGAAGGTTCGGTTCCAACACCATGGGTTCCAGCATCAACCGATCCATTATATGTATCAGACAGATCAAGTATGTTTGAGATTGATGATATATGTAAAATCCACAAAAATGGTAATATTCAATCATATGAATTTATAGAGTTTTAGAATTTAGGAGGTTGCTTAAATGGCACAATTAAAAGATAGCATTGTACAAGGTAATCTTCGTGTTACAGATACAACGCTAACGGATATTATTCAGACAACGACAATACGTGCTCCGTCAACTTCTGGTGGAGCGGCGTATAGTGCTGGTTCCAATGGTCAGGTTCTGACATCCAACGGTACGTCAACATATTGGGGTGCTGCGAATAACCACACGCACACTCAATACTATGATTCCACGATATCAAGAACAGCTAATACTGTACTTGCAGCTCCAAATGGTTCAAATGGTACCGCTACTTTCAGAAAGCTTGTTGCTGCAGATATTCCAGCATTGGACTATTCGAAAGTGACATCATCATCAACCAATGGAAATATCAAAATCAACGGTACTGAGACAACCGTTTATACTCACCCAACATATACTGCTAAATCTTCTGGATTATATAAAATCACAGTAGACGCAAAGGGTCATGTATCAGCAACAGCGGCAGTTGCAGCATCGGATCTTCCCGCACATACACATTCCGATTATGTCCTTAAAGCAGGAGATACAATGACGGGTAGTCTTAAGATGAATGCTACCAATAAAGGATTTTATCTTAAAGATTCTGCAGGTAATGAATATGCTGGTGTCTATGATAACGGTACAAATCTGTGGCTTGGTGCATATCAGACTCAAGCAACACACCATGTTGGAAGAACATACATTTCATCAGGTTATGATTCAACTAATTCAGTAGGATATTCGTCAATATATGTTTCAGTACCAAATGCAGATAACACAAATGCATCCAATTATGAAGTCCTTCATTTTGGTAATATATCATCGGAAGTTACAGGATCCGGTAATGCTGTCACATCGATTTCATTTGCAAATGGTAAAGTGACTGCAACCAAAGGTTCGACATTCTTAACCCAGCATCCAACGATAACAAAATCTGCAGATACAACATCAACTGCATCACCATCACATGGTGGAACATTCACATGTATCGATTCAGTAACACGTGAAACAAATGGACATGTGACAAAGATCAATACCAAAACGGTCACATTACCAGCACAATATGTTCATCCAACATATACATCTAAAACATCTGGATTGTATAAAATTACAGTTGATGGAACTGGTCACGTTTCTGCAACTGCTGCTGTTGCCAAAGGAGATATTCCTGCATTGGATTATTTACCAACGACAACAAAATATGCATTATCCGATTCCGTTGGTGGTGATGCATTGGTTGCAAAACATCTCAAGAATATTGATCTGAATTCAACCAATATAGATGCTGCCGAAGGAAGTTTTGCATTCCGTGGTGCGAATGATCCATTTCCAGACACAGACTGGGTTGGTCTCCAGATTGGCGATGATCGAGATAAATTCCAATTGATAACAAATGGATCGGATTTGGCAATCCGTTTCAATGATACCGGTGGTTCAGATTCAACAAATTGGACTGACTGGTCTAATATCATCGATCGTAGACATGTAACAGCAACACCATCAGCAAAAATACATTCCGATTGGTCAACTACTTCAGAAAGAACAGTACTTGTCACAAAGGGATGGATGTCATATTGGGATGGATCATATAGCTCTGCAGGAAATTCAAATCTCACATATTGTAACAGAGGTGCATTTGGTACAATTGTAACCAAATCCACAACGGACTATTCCAAAGTATCAATATCACGTTCATTAACATCTGGAACTAAAATTGGTACGATTACTATCGATGGAACTTCGACAGATTTGTATTGTGAAACAAATACAAATACAGATACTAAGGTTGATCAGGTCTTGTCTTCTGCTAATGAGAAACATCCTCTGTTAATTGCAAAATCTCAAACGTCTGTTACAACCGCAACAGTTAATGACACAATTCTTCGCAATAATTCAATATATGTAAATCCATCAACCGGAGCACTTACGGCAACACAGATTTATGGTTCTGGTACTGAAAATCAATCAACAGCTCCAACCGGTGGATATCATATTTATGATTGTAGAAGTGTTACTATAAATCCAGAACATGGTCACAATGCGGCGAATTTTTATTTCCATCAGACTGGAACTCCTGATACAAGTAAATGGTGGTCTATATTACATATGCGAGGCTGGACATCTGGATACTCTGCATGGGAGCTTGCTGGTCCATCGCATAATTCAGATCAGCGTACAACTCCATTATATGTTAGAACTTCTAATGGTACTACTGCATGGGGTTCATGGCGTAAAATATATGATTCATCAAATAAACCGACGGCATCTGATTTGGGGTTTGGAACAATTGTAACTCATGATGCAGATGATTATGTCCTTAAGGCTGGTGATACAATGACGGGTAGTCTGACATTGTATTCTGCATCAGGAGACTCGCCAGCATTAAGATTCCAATGTGGTACATTGACAGACAATTTGAATGATTGGCTAATCAAGGATTCTGGTGGACATTTAAAGATACAATCAAACACAACATCAACTGACACGTATTTCGATGCGTTGACTATTAATTCATCAACTGCAAATATCACAATGAAACAAGATGCGGTGTTACATGGTAAACTTGCACAATATTCAACATCACGTCCGACATCAGCAAACTTAACAACCAAGGGCGATACATCATTACAAATGTTATTGTCAACATCAGCAATGACATCAGGAAAACCCGCTGGTGATGGTTATATCCTGAACATGGATTGGGATAATACTGGTAAATATCAAGCACAGTTATTTTTACCAAATTCATATTCAAAAGTAAAACCACCACAGTATCGTGTTCAAAACGCATCTGCAGACTGGTCTGATGCGGATTGTAAATGGCGCAACTTTATTACTGAAGATAACTACACAGATTACACATCTCGATATGGTCATGTTCTTGATGATTCTGAAGATTTCGCATCATATCCATGGCATAAAATTGCAACAACCACTATCACTGGTAACTACACCGATCATGAAGCAACATTTCTTGTACAAAAAACATGGTCAACATATGAACAATGCGTAGGTATCCTAGCAGTTAAAATACATACAGGTTCAGATTATCATTTTGAATCAGGTATATTCAAATGGATATTCACAGGCACTGGTATCAATACCGAAGACTATGTTGTTGTATATACAAATGGTACAAATTCATGCACTGTTGATATCTATGTTAAGATCACAACACGTGCTGATGGATGGCGTTTCAATATATTATCAGAAGGAACACGAGTGTCCACCGCACCAATGTGGGATATGATAGTTACAGGTTCACAGCATGGTATTGCATCATTACCCGCGGGTACAGGTCATATTGTATCATCCAGATGGGATGCATATATTCCTTTGATTGGTTCGACCGATGTTACAGGTAATATCAAGATTACAAAAACTTCAGGTGATACTGGATACTATGCATCACGTTCTGATACATCAATAACATGTTGGTTCGGTGTTGCCTCAGGTGGTACAAACCATGGTTTCTACAGTAATAAAATAAACAACTGGATGTTTGCAGCAAATGCAACCAATGCGTTAGTTTATCATACATTACAGAATCCATCATCAGAAACATCATATGCAATTTCATTTGGTGGTAATAATACATCCGCAGGAGTGAAGGAACGTTTTGTGAACAATGGTCTTGCATATCGTACTAAAGAAGGAACCACATCGTCTGCTGGTGTTAGTACATTGATTCTGGGTAATACAACCGCATCTGGTACTGCAGGTAACAAGAGCGGACGTATCAGATTATATACAACATCTACCCAATATTGTGATATTATTGGATACATGAGTAGTACAGCATACACGATAACAATTCCACCAATAACCGGTAGAGCTACAATACAGGCAAAAGGAACAACCACGTTTTATGGATTAGCTGATGGTGACGGAACTCAGGGATGGATCCGAACAACAAATTATGGATTTATTCCTGCCGCAGCAGGTACAATGAAATCACCACATTCGTCTCTGGGAACTGCAACATGGGTGTTTAATGACGCTCACGTTCGTGATATCTATGGTTCAAAACTTGAACTTGGTCAATCATACACAGTTGACAGTAGTGCAATTGGTGGTTCGATCAAGATGCATGGTGATGGTGATGAAACCATGGACACTGTAACATTGAAACCTGCAGATGTTCCTGGTCCTGATAATTACAATATAACAATTCCTATGATGAATGGCACTATGAGTCTTATTGATACGATCGCAACAACATCGTCATCAGTACCAGCTGCATCAACCGTTAGCAATTGTACAATTGATAGTGCTGTGAAGTTCTTGACAATCGTTCTCAAGGTTAACGGTGAATCAGATGAACATTATACAATACAGGTTCCGAAAATCATAGGTGTTCATTACTTCCCGATCACCATAGGAGCAGGTCCAACAACCGGTGGAGGATCATGTATAGTGACATCTGGTTTCATTCAAATAACAAGTGGCTCGACTACTGGAAAATACAATATCACCGCAGGACGAAAAACACAAACTGCAACAATGACATCATCTGGATGGTCAATATCATCTCCATCATGGACACCATTAATTGTCGCAGTATACGGAATAAAATAAAAAAATATATTGAGGGGGCATAAAGCCCCCTCAAATTATTGTGTTATTACTGATACTTTGTCTTTCTTATTATGCAATGCATGCATATATTCCTCACATGCATTTTCAAAGTAATAGCTAACGAACCAACGAATAACATATTATCTATGATACTGATAATAAATTTAAATAGAATGAGGTGTGATATATGCAACTTAAATCTTTTGAAACGTTCATGGAATCATACGATGAAGAACTCAATCGTGATGAACTTGAACTGTTTGCTGAGATGACAGATTCTTACGCTGAATTAGCTGATATAATTCAAGAGGGTAAGATACTTGATGCTGCTACTGGTAAGGGTAAAGATGAAAACCTTCTTATCAAAATTATCAAGTTTATCCCAAGACTTGTAAAAGCTGTTGTTAGAGCAATAAAAAATAAGATAAACAAAAATAAGAACAGAATCAAAGAACTTGAGGATGAGGTTCTTAAACTGAAAACTGATCTCGATGTTGCAGATTATAAACTTAAAAGCGCTAACAAAAATGCTGAGTGGCTTAAGAACGTCGGTCGTATTTTAGAAAAAAAGATGTTTGAGCAATCTGACAAAGCTGCTGAAGCTAAGGAAAAGTATGAAGAATTGAAAGTTGAAAGTGATAAACGAGAAGAGTTGATTAAAAAGCTTTCAAAATTCGAGACTGACTTTAATCCTGATAAATTGTTACTAATGAACAAGAATTTGGATATTCTTGAAAAACTTCCAGTAAATTTAAATAATAAATTTACAGCATTTTTAAAAGAAGTAATAGACACAAAAACCGAAGATCGATCTGGAATTGAAGAAATATTCTATAAATATTTTGACAAATTTAACCAAAAATATGACTACAACCAGGGTACAAAGACAAATGTTATTGATTATTTGGATGCTATTTTTGATAATTATAACAGATTTTGTGATATAATCGAACGTCTCGATAAAGCGGTAAATGATATACATTTTGATTATGACACGCTTGAATCCAAAGGTCTAACAGAGAAACAAGCGGGTTGCATTCGATTTATTATATCAGACTATTTTAAGGAACTCAACAATGCTTGGTATTTGTGTAGCAGCCTTATAATGATAGACCTTCCAAGCATTAGCCATCGAGATCTACCTTAAGGAGGAAATCTATATGAAAGAATGTATTTTATTAAATGTGGATCCATTTGAGACATTCATGGAATCTGCATGCGAAGCACATGACATGGACACACTGTGTTCTATGTACATGGAGTATGAAAAGAATCTCAGTTTCTATCAGGAAGCTAAGAAAGACAGCTGGTTCAAGAAAGAGATCGGAGATCTGAAGGACTATGTAACTGGATCCGGTAAGAAAGAACCTATCGTTATAAAGATAATCCTCGGAATACCGCGTTTCTTTATAGCAATTGGTAAATTCCTTCTCGATGGTTATCTGCATCTTCTTGATAAGCTATGGGAAAATGATCCATTGACGAAAGAGATTAATCGTATGAAGGAAGAAGCCGAGAAAAACTCTGAGACAATTAATAAAGCCTTAAAAGCTCTGAATAAGAAACCAGTAGCTGTTCATAACGATAAAGTCATTAATATCGATAAGGATTCTCTCAACTATTTTGAAGATGTTGCTGAAACTCTGGCTGCTGGAACTATGAACTGGGGTGATACAATCGGTAAACTCTACGAAAAGTGTATAACCAGTAAATCAAAATCCAAGTCAATTGACAATGATATACTGAAGGAAATTTTCAATAAAGACTTTTATGATCTCATGCACGATGGTATCAATAAATCAGTAAAACTCGTTAACAAAAGAGGTTCTGCTGTTTCAATCACTTATATATTCAAAAGATTCAAACATGTTCAGGGTAGAATCGCAATGGTTAATAATAACTTCAGCGATAAACATGTTTCAGAAGTTACACAGAATATCGTAAAGAAAGTTTATGAAGGTACTCAGGAAAATAGTTCCGATGAACAGAAATCTGAGGCTAACTTCATAACAAATGTATTCTCTGAATTCCTGAAGCGTTGTCAGAAAACTTTCAATGAGTTCAAAGACATGTGTAGAAGTGCAGTTACAAGTGTCATTAATCAGGTAAAGAACGACTTTGGTGACGGTAGGATAGACAACATTCCAGTTATTGAATATATGATTTAATACGTTAGGAGGGTTCTTTATGAACGTCATTTTCAAACAGGATGATATCACCGAGATCTCAGAAGAGGAAAGAAGAGCATATATGGATTATGCACGTAAGAAGTATCCTGATGAAATCATCGATACTATCATAATATCTTTTGATGATGAAGGATATGCAAACTTGGAGATCCATAAACACTCAGTCCCATTTGTAAGAATTCGTCGTATCACCGGCTATTTAGTGGGCACGCTGGATCGTTTCAATGACGGTAAACGTGCCGAGGAACGTGATCGTGTCAAACATGATGTGGAGGATATAAGCAATGGATAATGTGATTAAGATCGAAAAGCCTTTCTTTGGTAGTACTGACTTTATTGCTACCGCAAGACTTGCTGTACTCGATGTTGTGAGAAGTCAACTTGATCCAACTGACAATGTTGAGATCGGTATCGATGATGTATATGAGGTTACTCACGGATACATATTAGGAAATCAGAAAGCAATGATATCAACATCTCTTCCAGACGGCAAGTATTACGAAGTAACATATGACAAAGCTAATGATTTGATGTACATCGATTGTTATGTCAAATTCAATCAGGAACAAATCGTGATTGAATTAAATAAATAAATCTGTATACTATATGTATAATATATATTCTCCGGGATCGAATGCATTTATGCGAGTGAATCGGTTTTATTGTTTACTAAAACCAACGGATGAACCAATCGGTATTATAGTGGGTTCATTCTGTTTCGGTACATGAACAGTGGGATGTTCTTTGTACCATTTTATGATGCTATTCGTGAATCTATTCAGATTATCTGGAATAACAACATGTGAAAGTTGATCCATGTATATCATCTCCAATCAAGTAAACTAGACCGGAAAATATATATTAACACTGGGGTTGACCGATTCTATGGTTGGTAGAATCACACCCAAAAAGTTGTATTATTAACCCCGGGATATCCCGGGGTTAATATACTTCTTATTCGTCTATATCAGATTCATCGTCTTCTTCGGTATCAGTCTGATTATTAAACATACCATCAGTCATTTCTATCAAACGATTGATTTTTACGAGCGCTGATTTGACATGATCTTCTACGAACTTATATAATTCAAACTTCTTGTCTTTAACAAAGCTAACATGAACATTTGTATCATCTATTTTTATCACAGCAACTGAAGTTGTACCGATGATTATTTCGATTCTATTGATTTCAGGTATAACAAATAATGTTATTACATCATTTGGCAAATTCAGCAATACTATATTCGTCAAATGTTTATTAGAAAATGATTTGATGAACGGTGTTGAATTGCCCATAGAAGACATAATCCATGGTGAGTCATATTTAAACTCACCATAAAACTCTGCCCAAAGACCGGAAACAACCAATGCGGTTGTTGATAATGTTCCTTTTACCTGTTTTGCCATCTCAGGATCATCAGCATATTTTTTGTCTGCTTCTGCTTTAAGCGCGTTAAAACGCTTCTGGAGCAGTTTATCATTTCTCATTGTTAAGTTATTCATCATACTTCTCCTTTTAACATACCGATATATTTTATTTTTACTATACTACAAAGATCTTTTGCAGTTATTGTTATTTCTCTGGGTTTACCGAAATTTTTATCTTTCGGATCATCAATTGTGGTAATGAAGACCATTTGATCGTTATTACCATATGCTGCAATTCCATACACCACACGTCCATCAGCCTGCATGATGATATATGGACTTCCACGTCTGAATTCAGCTGCATTAATAATGACACTTTCTGTACCATTATGAATTTTTGTTGACAGGAATCGGAAATTGTATTCCATGTATTCATTGTTTGGCTTCACAGGAGCGTTAAGTCCTTTGTAGTCTACAATGTCATCTTCAACTGGAATTGAAATACCTCTGATCTTTTTGAGTTCTTCCGTTACCATCTTCATATCTCTGTCATATATGAGTATGATGAGATTTTGACCGTTAGGTTGAGCAATCTGATCTGAGATTATTGAATAATGCAAAATCATTCCCGTTTCTTGTTCCATTATCTTCCACATAGAATGTGCAACCTGTGCGGTATCATCACCGAGGTCTTCAACAATTGCAAACATATGTTTCATACATATACTTTGTGCTTTATCGTACGAATCGACAATACCCAATACTTGCATTAAACCAGTATCTGTATCATCAGAAATACAAACGTAGCTTCTGATGATGTTATCCTTTTCTATATATCCCATTTGTATTTACCCCCTTATTCGTTTATACCACAATATGTGATTGAGTCAACGATTCCACCTTTTAATATCTGATCAATTGATATTTTTACTTCATGTGGTCTACCGAACATGTGATCACCGTACTGGTTGTGTGTTGTTAAGAATGTAACCTCTTTACAATCTTTTGATATCGATGCAGCAATACCATACACAATCTTTGTGGATGATTTAACCATATCAGGTATTATAAATTTTATTGCATATGGTTCACCCCATTTAAAGGCACCCATCCTGAATATTGGTGCAGCAACTCCGTCAGTGATTTCATCCGATGGTTTTACATACTTTAAAAGATCATCAGGAACCTTGTAATTGAAACGTTTTGTAGAGTATGCAAATGGTACTTTGAGATCCAGTTCCAGAGTCTTTGTATCTTTTAATCTGTTCATGATATCCGTTAAATCACGGACAAATTCAATGATAACCAAAATACCTGAGCCCTTGGGATTGTCCTCTTTATCATAGAAGGTATATCTCATACATATACCGGTATCTGCGTTTGTTGGTTCCCATTTTGTGTAATGAACTTCATCAACATGACCATCATCTGTTGCCAATGAATCCATATGTTTCATACATGCCATCTTACCATCTTCAATGGTTGTGCACACATCGATCACATCAATAAAACGTGTATTGATGTCGAGTGTGATACAGATGTATGTTTTTGATTCTATTCTATTATTTTCAGACATAATTAATTTTCCTCCTTACAAAGATCAACACTGATGATTCTACCATCATGAATGCGTGGCGCAAACTGAATACCAGATGCCGTTGAAGTATACATGGTGTGTTCACCACCAACCGGATGATCATGTTCACCATTATACCGTCTGTGAGATCTACATATTGCATCAAACACACATTCCGGTGAGTAATAACGTTTGTTCAGTGTTGGTTCTGTATAGTATAAATGTGATAATGATTTCCGGTTGTGTTTGAATATATAGTAATGATACATCAAACATCTTTTGAGGTTTCGATGAGTCAATTTAAAATCCGATGCGAAACCCGGACACTGGGTGTTTATTTTTGTCGCAACGATGTATGCAACCGTTACCGGATTCAAAAGACGAGGTGACTTCTTTTTCTTTATACGTTTATTCATGTTTTGTTTCCTCCACACGATGACGTCGCTTATCAACACACAGTTTGCAACGTTTCGGATATGGCATCTTACGATCATCAAACCACTGACGATAATTATCATCTAAGTAGAATGACTTTTTACAATCACAACATTTGATCATTCGTTTATTAATATAATCCAACGTCGGTTGTATTTTGTCAACATCCTCATCTAATACATATAAACCTTCTGGTCTAAATGTATCTGATGGAACGTCACGTGTAAACGCCGGACACATATATTTTAAATAGAATGAACTGGTTTCTGGATCAACATGTTCATTATTGTCAAAATGAATTAATTCTGAATTATCTACGATTTCATATCCTGGTTTAGATGATTCTATTATTATGAATTTATTATGTTCAAAGATAAGCTGTTTACACGGTATCGGAGTTAATACCGGAATATGTAATCTTGGATTTGACAGCATTGGTGATATTGTTGAATCGTCGACTATGTCATACACTATAGCATACAAATTTGAATTGGTGTTTTTTGCATCATCAATGATTTTTGTTATAGCATCTAGATTTTCATTAGTTGATAATACTTTATCTCTGTCAATTGTGAATATAAAATTATCAGGTGACCATGTTATCTGACCACGTGCGAATTTTATTCGTTTTTCAATGTTGTCACTCATCACATCCTCAATATTATACAGATATTCAAGAATATCGTTTAATTGTGTTGGGACATCATCACAATACTCTCTTATCACTACAACTTTATTATTGTTTCTAAAACTTCTATTCATTTTTATTTTCCTCCATCTGCAGTTCTGTTATCAGTTCCAATTTCATGTTGTTGAAATTTTCAACAGTTTTCATTCCATCATATTCATCCATAAATACTATATATGGAACCTCGACATGTAATAATGCAATATCGTTTAATACGTACATCTGCAGATTCAATGTTGTACCATAAACGGGTCGGATTAATGGTGTATATTCTTCAACATTGTGACCTTCATGTTTTAAAGTTTCTTCTGTCTGTTTAAGAAATACCTTTGTCGCAATTGCGACTTCTTTGACATTTTTAACTGTCACTGATGGTCCACGTTTATAGGACACCAGATATTTGTTGATATTGAGTTTCATTTAATCACAACCTTTCTTCAAGATAATCCAGTACCATAGCATCTTCATATTGTTCACGTTCGGTAACAATGGTGTCCACCATCATACCATAAAACACATCTGGAGTTCCGCAATCTTTGAGTTTATATGCAGGGTTGTTCCAAAAGCTCCGGATCTGTTTCTCGGACCGATAATATTTACGGCGAAAATACTGTTGTAACAGTTTATATCTCCTTTTACCGATTCGATGTCCAAGATCGTTTCGAATCTTCTTACACAACTCGAACCATGCAAATGGTAAACCGTATTGTCGATCGTACGATTTTAAGTATACTTCACCATACATGCGGTGTTTCTTTTTAATGCGTTTCTTCATTTTTCCTTTCCTCCATCTGCAGTTCTGTTAACAGGTCCACTATACACTCCAGACAAACGAAGTGTTTTTAATTTGTTGAGTTGTATTTGATTCGGTTTTCCTTTATAACAGTCAAACCATACACAGATACAATGAAGCTTCTCACACAACCAAGCAGACATATCTAATCCATATTCCCATGATGGTTCATATGTGAGTTTATATATGATTTCTTCACGAGTTACATTGTAACGTTCCATATATATTTCAATGAGTCGTTCCATATGCGATGGGACTGCATACATTATCTTTCCTTCATCGTCTATTATTACTTCCAAATAGTTAATGAAAGTATTCTTATGAGTTTCGATATTGAACTCTGAATGAAGAACTTCTTGGTCTTGTTCTATACTCATTTCTGATCACCTCATGTAAAGTTCTTACCAAACATACGCCACCCACGGTTGATGTGTTCTGTTCTCTTCTCTCTAGCTTTGGGGATGATAACTGTACGTTTGTGGTATGAAATAGCACGATGATATGCTCTTGAATCAAAGTCATATTTTCCTTTGATTGCATCGATCACCTTAATCATTCCTCTGGTGTAATCATAGGTCTTCGTATGAAGGTGTATGAAACCTTCGTATTTTGATTTACATTCTTTCTCTTTCTTTCTGAACCATTTATTTTTCATGATTACCCTCCCCGACTTTGTGATCATCAAGCGCTTTCAGAAACCTAAGTTCTTCATCATCGAATTCTGATATGGGTTTAGTTAATATTCCACGTGGCATTCCACATACTAGCAGTGTTGTAACAAACCAATCATCATCCGACAAATTATTAGCGAGCCATCTGGTATAACTCCAGATGGCTCTTGTATTGGGTTCCACACCGGCTTTAACGGCTCTATGCTTTATAGATTCTGCTATTTCATACCGAGCAGCAGAATGAATTTTGTCAAACTGTTTTATGTTAACATGTTTCTTTTTCTGTCTTGTGTTCATTATTATCCTCCTTAGGTTTAAATTCAACATTGGGCATATAATCCCACGGTTTTCCTGAATATATATTTTCCGAGTTCAGTTCGGATTTGTCATACAATACAAAGTATGCGATTTTAAATCCAGATCGTGTTTTTAAATCTCCTAAAACAACTGGATGTATGACGGGTTGTTTTATTTCTTTGAATATTGACAAATATCTATCCGGCACGGTTATATTTGCCAAGTATGTATGATCCATGTCAACGATGTCATCTATTATTACACATGGACGAGAGAATTTTGTGATGAAACGGTCATACGAATAATAACCACATCTGATGTCGTCATATTCACCAATTCGACACACCACCCATCCTGATTTGAATATTTCTTTCAATGTGTCATCATTGAATAACATATCATATACTTCAAGTGGGTTGAATTTGTTAGAGAATACGAGTTGACAGTTTGTTGTCATGTATGGTTGTGTCTTATTGAGTTCTTTCAGTTTACTCATCTTCCTCAGGCTCCTGTTTCATTTTCTCATACAACATATCAGCATGTGTTTCAAGGATATACTTTCTTCTGAAACGTCTATACTTTTCTCTTATAAGCATCAGACGTTCTTCATTCATGTATTCAAACAGATCATCCTTTATAACATCAGCAACTTCATTAGCGAAATTACTATCAACGAAACCTCTGAAGATACCTTTATAGATGATAGCAATCTTTCCATCGTCAGGTTGAGCGTATTTACTTGATATGGATATATTTATATGATTTGATTCATATACTTCGTCCATAGGTTTATTTATACATTCAATGAAGAGATCCAAGTATCTAAGATGTACTTCTTCTTGCGACCACGGAATAACAATGTCGTATTCAGGTTCAAGAGCAGTTATAAGTTGATCGTCGAGATTTTCACAGATATTATTCTGGTCAAGTTTCGCTGGTAATGAAATTTCCAACAATCCTTTCTTGAGTTCTCTGAATAAGATGAATGAAAGATTCATCGTATCAGGACGTGGTGTGAAATTCACCATCACATCAAATTCATCACATTCCATTTTATTTTCAGCAAGCTGTGGGATTACTCCACGCTGAATGAAAGCTCTGGCTTCATCAGGAATGTCTTCAAGTTTGAATTCGAATATTGTGACATTATATGTCCACACCGGTTGATGTTTGAAAATCATTTTACATTTTCCTTTCATAATTAAATTTATATACACCCGGGTTAAACCCGGGTGTATTAATTATTACTCTCTGATGAGATGTGTGATATCCACGCAGTCATTACTTCTCAGAATCTGATATCTTCTGAGATCCTTGAAGTAATATATCTTCGTGGTTCTTATATTATACACATTCCACGATACAGCATACGGATCAGGTTCTTCATCCATGTATCCACTTTTGCATTTAGTGTGTTTATCATCAATCTCGAGTACAACGATCCATACATTACGAGTTGGAGATTTCATTATATACGGTGGTCGATTCTGTATAGTAGTGAAGTTGTAATGTGATGGAGGTTTTTCAAGTGGAGCTTTGATTGCATCTTCGAATAATTCAAGCGCTGGACCAAACGGCATCTCAACCGTCAATGATTTGAATCTCAAATTATCAAGTCTCCTTAATACGATATTGGTTGTAATTCCCCGGTCACGATTCTCAATGAATGCTTTCATATCAGAATCAAGGAATGCATAACTGAATCCACTCTTTGATCGAGCTATCATCAGTTTGTTCTGCTGACTAACTGCTATCTTGTATCTGAATAAGTTAGCAACAGCATCTCTATGACCGAATGAGATCACAGCTAGTCGACTGTGATCCCAATCGTCAAAGACATTGTTCAATGGTGAAAGTACATCAGCATCAAAGGTCGAAAGATGTTCCTTCACCATTTCATGGTATTTGGAATCTTCAGAATAGTAGAGCTTTATAAGATACTCTTCATTCTTATTCCTTTCAATGGATATCGATAGACATTGGAGTCCGTTGGTTTCATACGAATAACCGTGAATGATATGATTCTCGGTCTTAATATCAAAACGCGCATCTGTTAACTTGACATCTCGAATCTGATGTCGTCTGACCAACGACAGTAACAGTTTCTCGATTACAAATGGTCTAAATTGTTGGATGTCCAATGTTATCAACTCCTCATCAATACGGATTTCTTTTGAAGAAGTCACACCACGCCTGTAATTCACCAGGTTCGAATTTCGCATTTGATGGATCCCAATCGATCATCTTGATCTTATCCTCAAAGAGATAATCATACTGCTGTTTCTTCAAACAATTGGCAATGTCTTCAAGTCTGTTTAATAAACATCTCTGTTCATCATCAGTCTCACGGATACATTTATCATATAACTTTACGAACTTGTCAAGCTGTGAAGTCATATAGATAATATCCTTGATATTGATCATATCAGGATGTTTACTAAACTCGGCGGATTTAAAGATTTTCATTACATCATCTCATCCTTTGGAATCTCACAAACGAGTTCAGCCAACTCGTTCACTAGCAAATTGTCTCCAATGTGAGTTAATGTAACGGGACCGTCTATCAAACTGATTGTAGGAAGTTTCAGTTCATCATAAACAATTCTTCCATCTGATACATAGATTCTGAATACGATGTTCAGAATAGTCGCGTCGATCAACTGTCCTATCTTTGTCTGTGTTCCATTGTCGATGATATAGTAGTCTCCGGTTACGAGACCTGTACAGCTCAGGGGTGTACTACCCGTTATCTTTAATTTGTTCATCTGTGTCCTCCTCAATTAATTCGTCGCGTATGAAGTCATACAATGCTTCTTCAAACGCTCTGTTGAACTTTTCCGGACGTTTGTCTCCAAACACCCAATAGTATTCATCGAACGTCAGTTCCGCCTCAAACTGAAGTCCAATGTTGTGTCGTTTTATTGTCACAGTTCTCTCTTTACCAGTGATCAATTCGTATTCCGTTTCTTTTTCTGTCTTCGGAATACATGCCAATTCCATTATAACCATTCTTACTCACCTCGCTTTATATTGGTCTTATTACTGTTGGGTCTATGATAAATATGCAATCACAGTCCCACGACCAAAACGGATAGTGAGTTTTGGCGTTTTCATGGAATTCGACATGGGTGTATCCATCCTCTTTAAGTTTTTCGACATCAATCCATATTCTTGAAAATACTGTTGTATCTTCAAACGGATACTGATAGAAAGCATATGGCGTGTCCACTACCGATGTATCATCGATCACAAAAGCTTTCTGATTGTCATTGAGTTTGAATCTAAACCATCTGTCCAAACGTCCAATCTGGAATTGTTCTGCTTCACACCAGTCTTTCCATGACCAATAACCATCTCTGTCAGTATCTTCCGAAGCCCACAAACCACCCCATGGTTTGAATCTCAGCTTGCCTTCATAATATGGCTCTTCGAATTTGTCTGGATCAAAGTTATTCGATCCATAATGAACGTAAATCTTATCGTCCATTGGTTCCACCTCTTTTCTTTTTGATTTTTTCTAATTGTCTACAGCGGATCAACACCAGCATACAAATTGCGATTCCACCGAAGTCAATTAGGGTCCGTACATCAATCGCTCTCATCATTTTCAAGACGGACAGTACCAAGGTTCTTCACCACCTTTCTGAATTCATTGGTGAGTTCACTTGTCTTGAATGAATAGTCTATATCATCTAAACAGGTGGCATCTACCCACTCATAGAACTCTGGATGTTCTCTTATGTCTATCCATCCGAATCTTGGTGAAGTGCCATAGTCTCCAAACTTGTAGACCGCTGTTCCCCATATGAACTGGAGCGCACCCCAATCGCTGTCACCGCGTTTTACACTGAATGATGCATTATAATTTTCTGGACATGCTATCTGCCAACCATTACGAGCTTCAAGTTTCTTCCAACTTCTGATGACTTCAGCATATCCATTATAATGTATCATTGTCTGGAAATCAACATATCCTTCACCGATCAAAGCACTCAATTCTTTATTGAGATTATCGATGTATGTTGTAAAGAGACTGTGAACTGTCTGATTGAGTTCTTTAGAATTAGAAGCCTCTTTGATAAGTTCCAGATCGAATTTATCAAATCTGAATCTGACAGTTTCCGTATCGAGTTGTGTGTAATCCCAGTCGACGTCATACGGGTCTCCAATGTAGAAATCTACATCAAATTCGAGACCATCCTTTGTAATGGTAACATTATGAAATGCGTCATATCCATAATGATCACCACACGATGCAACACATTCTACCGCATCCACATGTGCTATTTTTTCTGCGAGTGATTTGTTGTCTAATAATATTTGCATTTTATATTCCTCCTTTATCTAATTGCAAATAACATTTCACCAAGAAACGAGATGAAATCTTTTACGAAGTTTATAAGTTTCTTAAACATTTGCTTCTATACCTCCAAATAGTTTTTTTGATTCTGTGTTTCTTGAATCCACTTAAATAATATAAATATGGAATTTAGAAAAAATAGATACCCGGGAATAACCCGGGTATGCTTAGGATAAAGAAACAGTATAGAACAAATAGTGGTTTAGGTGATGAAAAGGTGGAGCACATCACCCAGCCCAAATAAGTTAAGGAGACAATCGTGAAAAACGATTGAATGAGATGGAATGGTTAAACCAATTCCTGAACCATTGAAGGAGACACTACTCCAGTGTTGGATAAATTTCACTGGATAATGTTTTGAGGAAATTGTTTCCTCAGAATTTGGGCAGCAGGATTTGAACCTGCGTATGATAGATTCAAAATCTATTGTCTTTACCGCTTGACGATGCCCAATCATATACTTTAATGTTGTTAAAAATAAAAAAATATATTCCGGGGATTATCCCCGGAATATTCACAGTCATTCTTCTTCAGGGTTGATTGCAAGATCGATCTCATCGATGTATTCATAGATGGTTGATCTGATGGATCTCGGTATACGAACTCCTTCTTCTCTGATATTACCCTGGAGGTCAATTGTCAGAGATTCATATCTTTCATCAGTCTCGAAGTTGTTAATTGATACGGTGATTGTATCCCACACATTATCATTACATATAATACTGATTTTGAGTCTGGTTGTACCAACCGTTGGAGTTCCTTCGAACATGTTGTCAGGTACGAATGTCATTGTTGTTTCGAATACAGTTTCAGTCACACCAACAATGGTATCAAACAACTGATTCCATTTAGTTGCGTTTGTGATTTCTGTCTGCATTCTCTGTTCAATCTCAGGTTTCATATAGAAACACTCCTTTCATATAAAATTTATAATCCAGTATAAAAAATAGAGGTATATGGCTCCTTCGGGAGCCATATTGAAAGGATATGTCGCGACCATGAATGTCGCTAGGGGGAGCACATTCTAAGCGACCAACTTAAGAATGTACATATGTACCAGCGCATTGTTTAGATACGCTGGCTGTTAGGAAGATATCTGGTGGTTGTCTGAAGACCACCTAATGAGAATAGAGAGGCTCGAACTCTCGACCCACGCTTTAAAAGAGCGTTGCGCTACCGACTGCGCTATATTCTCATATATTACACAATATATTTATATGTTCACTATATTGTGTAATATATATATATCCTACCGGTTAATTGTTGTCGACATTAAGTGTGTCAAGCCAGTTGTCAATTGAGATCTCAACAGGTGCAGTCTTGATGTTGTCGTTATTTCTTTCTGAACCTTTCCAGTAGCCCTGAACGAAGACCATTTTACCGGATTTATAATGTCTCCAATGACCGGTTACGTGCCATAATGGTTTACGATACTTTCTACCAGAATCTCCAGTTTCTTCAGAGTTGATAATGAAAGCCTCCTGGATTTTCTCAAGCTGAATGATGTATTTATTTATCATCTTCTTATTCTTACTTGATACGTATTTATTCTTCATGAAATCCATTGAGGTTCTTGTCTTCTTGACATACGAACTAAGTTCTTTTGTTAAGATACACTGCTGAAGAGTATACCATGCGTTATATACTTCCATCATAACCTGGTGTTCTTCTTCACCAAGCAAATTTAATGAATGAACCGGACTTCTTCTGTAAACTTCCACACCGAATAATTCCTTGAATGATTCAGATGTTTCCAGATATATGGTTTTATTTAGTCCAATATAGTTGGCATCTTTTTCTACAGTGAATTTCTTATATACCCTCATCCAACCTTTAACACCATTCTTTATTGTATATGCTGTATGCCGCATCCACATAACAGTAGCATTTTTAGCATCTCCATTGAGAACAGCTTGAATATTCTTAAGTCGTGTTTCATCATCAACAACATGAAGCTCATATGAGTCAATTACTTTGTCGGTTGGATAAAGTTTTGGTTGAATTACCATGTGTTTAACAGGTATGGTGTTTGAGAAGAAGATGTCTGCTGGTGCAAGTCCAAGGTTGGTTAAACCATATAACTTCTTATTGAATTCAAATTCATGAAGATCCCTTTCAACATCGCATGTTTCTGCTGACATTATATACTGATCGTATACATTCTGTTCGGGTGACATCTCCATGTAACCTTCAACTCTCTGTGTGAAGATACTCTTGATTTCTTCAGTGACATCTGTTAATGCATACAATGGAACTTGTATCTCCTTAAGAACTTCAGCTCGTTTAAGGAAGTCTTTCACCCTCATATCGTTTAATTCCTTTTCATGATCTGTCATTTTAAATCTCTCCTTTTAATTTAATATAAAATATATTATTAAATATTCCGGGGCTTCGTGCCCCGGAATATCAATAACAATAATGGTCGACGGAGTAGGACTCGAACCTACGACACCGTGCTTAGAATGCAAGTTAATTGCTGTACGAATCTAAATCTAGATTCCTTTACGTACTCTACCAGCTGAGTTATCCGTCGTTTTTTGCCCGGGTAGATACGCAAGGCTACCCGGGGATAGGGGTGAGAGAGATGACCGGTGAACCAAAAGTCAGAGACACGCAAACAAGTCTTTGATGGTCATCCCTTAATACCTGAAGTGGGACTTGAACCCACACGTGATTTCTCACAACAGATTTTGAACAGATGATGGAAAATCCCGATAATGAGAGTCGAACTCATATTCCTTTCGGAACTGGTACTTGAAGCCAGCGCGTATGCCTATTTCGCCATATCGGGATGTTTACCTAATTGAGTCATTCTTCCATAATAAGATGAACATTGTTTTGGGAATATGTATGTTTTAAGGAAATTCAAGTATTGATTAACAAATTTATCCATAAATTGTTCACCATCTGTTCAATATTCTGTCTCGTCTGCCGATTTCGACATTCAGGCATATAGTCGCACGTGGTTGAATCGAACAACCGACCATATGGGTATGAATCATATGCTCTACCAACTGAGCTAACGTGCGAGATCCCGGATGTACAAACACCCGGGGAATTGAGGAGGCATTCCTCGATATAGAATACCATGGCGGACATGCACCAGCTGTCTACTCTTCAATGACCGCGAATAACATGCATGTCGCCTAAGGTAATGTCATCAATCATTAATCAAAATCATTTGACAGGTTCATTCAATTAATGATTGATGTATTTATATGTTACTTTGTTCCACTTTTTATATTTCTTCGTCAGATGCTTTTTCAGCATTAGCTTCTTTACGCTCTGCCTTATCAGCAATCTTCTTGTTTCTGTGCTCTCCAGCTTTGCGGTATTTCTTGATTACCTTCTGGAACTTGGATCTGTTACCATAAAGCTTCTTCATGATGCACATAGCGAATCCGACCTCAGGATCGAATTCAACATTAGGCACCGCTTTTGATGTCACACGAGTTCCATCGGTGAAGAGAACTGTTGTGACTTTCTTCGTCTCATTAAAGAGAACATGCTTTATTGTAGGGATATTCATTTTACTTTCATCCTTTCTTATATTAATAACATCAGCTGCAAATATTTTATCGATATAACATACATCAGGTTTAAATCCCTCAACAGCTTCTTTGAGATCTTTTCTGATTTCGTCAACTGGTCTGTGAGAGAACATTCCAGCCCAAGTCTTGAAGTTATGAGGTCTAGACTTAACAACCTCGACCTTAGGAGGAAATGCATTAAGCAACATAGATTTCTCTATGAAGTCACTTGCATTATTGATAACAGCAGGAGGTTTCGAGCAGAGTTTCTCAGCTGCAGATTTTGATATCACCACAGTGTCTTCCATGGAACCATCATCCACATATGTACACTTCACACCACTCTCAGTGAATGTATATGCACATTCAGGTTGTTTGTGGACTATGTCATCAGCACATTTGATTCCAAGTTTCTTTGCAGCAAGTTCAGGGTCTTCTTCAACGAGTTTCTTGAGGTCATCGATGAACTTTTTCATTTCCTCATATTCCTTGTTGCGTTCATCCACTTTCTCCTTGAAATCATCGGTCAGAACATCAGTGATTGTTCTGTATTCTTTACTGATTGATGCAAGCAGATCCTCATCAGTGGAATCAGGTTTGTTTGCTAAGTAGAGTTCATTAAGAGACTCCTGAAGTCTGAATATGTCTTGTTGCATTATTGGGAACCACTCATGATGGAATGCATACAATTCAGCTTTCCAGTTGTCATTCACATCGAACAATATGACTCTATTACTAGGATTGCCGATCCATAAGTATTTATCATGCGCATTGCATATTCCAACAGTGACTGATGGTTTTCCATTGAAGTTGGCGTGATAGGTCCAACTGTTATCACTGAATACATCAATGTGTCCACCATGTATGTTGATAAAACCTTTCAACCATTTATACACTCTAACCTTGATATCAGTGAGATGTTTGTCATCATCAGATTCAGATTTCTTATCGTCTCCAAAATTATTGAAAACTCTTTTGAATCCATCATACAAATCATCAAGATATTCCTGATCAAGAATATTATGTACACCGGCTTCAGAGTATTTGATAACAGAGCCGTTATCATATACATCGAAGAGATGGAACCATTTGCATGGAGTGCTTATTGACATTATATAATGATTATTATTATGCCATACAAGTTTTATTCTTACATTGCTCTTTGAAGTAACTCCAGCGTCAACATTCCATTCACTGTAATCCTTTTTATTATCAACACAACGAGCGTTGCTGAAATGAGGATTTGTCTTTGTGAGTTTCATGATGAACTGTTCAACGACATTGAAACACTTGGATCCAATTTCCCATTGTTCGAGTTCACGAACATCTTCGTTGTTACCGGTATGCTTAGAAACACACTTCGCAAGATTCATGATTTCAGCATGTGAGAACGGAGGGAATGTACCATTGATGTTCAACAGAACCATATCCTTATATGTCAAGACTGTTACATCATTCATCTTAAGAACACATCTGTCTTCCAGAACAAAGATCTTGATTGTAATGGTGTGGTCACCGGATTTAACATCATACTGTATACCAGTTGATATTACGGTGGGATGATAGATATGCTGGTCATATGTTACTGTCATATGTGAGAGCCATTCTTCAACACCTTTAGCAATATCGTAAACCTTTGATGTTATAGGACTCTTTACTCTTGTGCAGAGATCATTGATCTGATAGAATGCAAGTGGACCCATCTTCTTTTCATACACAGTCTTGTGATAGTAATCATCAATGGTGACATGACCGGTCTCCGTATTGATTGACAGAATAGGTTCATCGTTGATAGTGAGATCAATCGAACCATCAAGTATCGTCATGACATTGATATGGAACATACTATCTTTATAGTTGACTGTGAATTTATCCATTCCCCAATCCATTTCTCTGAGGACATCGAATTTGTGATCAACTCCAAGATCCTTGAGCCATTCATATACGATTTTTATTAATTCTGCGGAATTCATTCTTTTCCCTCCTTCATAGCTTTATAACGGAATCCATTAACCACATACTGGTTGAGAGGTCCATCATAAATAACTTTGTCATTTTCACACACCTTTGCAGATATGTTGAGAGTCTGGACATTTACATCCCAAGCTCCCTGAAGAACGGAGATCATTTTGTCAAAGCTCTCCGCAGCTATGGGTTTAACTTTGTATTCTCTACATGTACCCCATGAGATTTCTATTGTGTACATAAGTTCACCTCCTTACTTTGTACCGAATAAGATTTTGATTTTAGCCTGGTAGACTGTGAATAAGTCTTGCAAGGTTTTACATTTGGATGTTGGTTTCAGCCAGAATATTCCAGCTTCCTCTTCATCAGCACCATTTGTCGGGATACCACATTCGGTCATATTAAGTTTATCAACATCAGCGAGTTCACCAATAGTCTTAGTCTTGGTCTTGGTGATAAGTTCAACATATTTGTCTTCAGTTATTACTCTATCGACAAATATGTACTGATGGTTGTAACCCTTAATGTTATCAATATCTTTACGTATTGACATCTGTCCAGTCTTTGTATTTCTATCTAAGAACGTTGGATAGTATATCAGATGAACGCAAAGAAGTGGGTCATATCCAGTATTACATTTGTGCTGGAAATGTTTTCTGATTTCTTCTTCACTCATTCGAATCACCTCCTTCCAATGGAGCGTCTGGATCGGGACCATTCAGAATCCAACAGCAAATCCAATATTTATTCCAGTCAGGTTGTCCAGGTGTATTATCCGGTGAACAGTATACTGGATGAAGACGGAGATCAAGTCCGTATTTCTCTTTGAGTTCATTATATTTGTCAACATACTCATCAGGAACTTCGATTATGGCTAGATACATATACAGTTCATCATAAAGATAAATATTCTTTATCGTACAATGAACTGGTTTGTGTTCGATGATAGCCTGATATGAAGTTTGTCCAAGGTATATGCCATTTGATATTGTACCGAATATTTTTTCATGAAATTCATTCGGTGATATTCTTACTGTCGGTACAGCAATTGCATGTTTTACTTCCATCTTAATCACCTTATTGATTTATATGCTTCTCTGACTTTCATCAGAATTTTTCCGAGGTTGTTCTTACCTTTACCTTTACATACACCCCAGAAATAATCACGCCATGTATTTCCTTCAATGAGTTCTTCATCTCCAGTTTGTAACAGCTTCTCCAACAGATGTGGATGCTGTAAAAACTTCTGAGATACAACATCAGTCATTATAGAAACTTTGACGTCTTCCCAATCTTCACGAAGCTTTACTTTACGACCATAGCGCTTCGCTTGAGTTGGAGTCATTGTTGCGAATTTATTCTTCTCATCAATATCGAATGTTTTCTGAGCTTGGAAAGCTGCTTCAGCATTCAAATAAACTATCCCGTCAAGTTTGATCTCAACGGGATAGAAATTTGATAAGAAGAAATGGTCGTCTCTGAATGAGTTGATCATGCTGTTAACTTTCTGAGAACTCTGAGAAGTCTTTCCTTGAATGATACACGGAATGTCTCATCGTCATTCCAGAATACAGTATCACTCTCGTGGGTCTTCTTGTTGATTACGTCAACGACAAGCATACCACCTTCAGTCTCAAGGATTCCTGTATCGAGATCACTGTCATAATCCGATACGTACGATGATACCATAAGAGCTGCATTTTCAAGATCAAGCTCGTCAAGTCTCATTGTATACCATGCAGGATCGATGAGTGAATTATACGGTTCTTCTTCCATCTCAGCAATATCAGTAACTCTTTCATTATCAGTTACAGCATCAGCTTTTGCTCTTGCTTTAGAGCTCACCATTTCCGCAATCTTCATTGCAGTATTAAAATCTATTTTAATAGGTCTTTCATTCAATGGTGTGATACTGATACCATCGTCTGTATTCTTTACAGTAAACATGTAATCTTCTACAAAGATTGAATGCTGCTTCAGATACAGATCGAGAAGTGCAACTGATGGTGTACAACCAATACCAACATGCTGTCTTTCAGATTTTATTACACCCCATTCGTGGGCGCATGTAACATCATCCATGAATACTCCATCTGGTATATCCTCTTCACCGCATGGCCATGCGGTGTATTTACCTCTACTATAAGCTCCACTGTATCTGTCTGCTTTGATTGTCAGCGGATATATTGTGTCAATGTGATTAAATACGTCCCATTCTACATATTCAGGATGCTTGCGGAAACCCATATCGGTTATGAGTGTTTCATAACCTTTATTCTGGTATGTTGAAACTTCTTCATCATTTACGACACAAACCTCGTTCTTGTTTATCATGACTACCATATTAATTTTCCTCCTCTTTTTCTCTTGGTAAGAGACTACTCAGTGGAATGTCCCAACCAGTTTCATTTTTCGTGTAGTTTATATATCCTTCCAGTGTATCGGGAATGTTATCATAATCATCCCAAAGATCTTCATCTTCAAGACATTCGATATAATCCCAGTCTCCACCGTTCTGATCCATAATAACGTATGACTCCTTAAAGTCAATTGGAAAACGTTCTGTTGAAACGATACTTCCCATATAGTTACATAATACATGTGGAAGAATTTCAACTGGATCTGTCCAATCTCCTTCGTCACCATGCCTGATGTCGTATACCCACAGTCCTTCGGGGACTGTGGATCTGTCGATTCTGTGTCCAGTAAACAGTACAAATTTACCAAAACACAAAACTGGCTCAAAAGAGATCTGGTTTATCGGTTCTGGTTTCATGTTTGCATACCTCCTTTAATTCATCGAACATATCTTTTATAATTGGAACTTTAGTGTCAGTGCATTCATGAACTCTGATGCCATTGACCAGATCATCACGGTAGTATGATCTAATGATGATATTCGCGTATGTTGTTCCCGGAACATCATTCGTCGGTATAAAAATGCTGAATTCAAAGAACGCACCATCATCATAACAAATGTCATGGGTTACGACACATTTATTCAATGATACAACAATACTCATTGAACCTAAAGAGTATTCTAACACCCAATTACTAACTGTATCGTTGATCAGAAAATCATTCATATCAATATCAGGCATGTGTTTCTTTACAACTGATATCAACTCACACCAATATCTGTTGTATCTGTCGATATCAGCTTTCACACATTCAATGATGTTAACATTGAACTGTGGTACGTCGATACTCGTCAGTTCATAATCCAACTGATATTCATACATGATCTTATATTCATTTGGATATTCATTCTGATATTTGGAAGCAACTGCATGTTCGGACATACAACCAGGTGCAAGTATACCGGTCTGATTGTAATCCAATGCATTGTTTGTAAATACAATGAGATCCGCATCTGCCATCATATCAATGGAACGTGCAAGTCGTGCCCATCTGATGCCTCTGGGAGATTTGGATTCCCATTCGGGTGGATCCTGAATGTCGTACTGATCTATCAGTATGAATTCATTATTCGGATACAGCTTTTTCAGCTTCTCCATAATTTCTTCACGTTCTGCGTGAACCTTTTCAGGTGTTGAGTGTTGCATCGCCTGGGATACAAACACCTTCTGCGTTGAATGTTTTAATACGGGTAACATATTATTCTTCCTCCTTTTCTGATTTGAAATCTCTGAGCAGTTCACTCATGATCCACTGAATGGAATAAACTGCATCAGCAAATTTCTTTGTTTCATAACTTGTAATCTTTCTCTTGCTCATATTATATTCAATTTCATGCTTGATAGCATAGAGTGATTCGAGACGATCAGCAAGTTCCTGACGTGTGTAGAGCTTCTGAAGCTCGGGGTAAGTGTGATCATCATCCTTAGGATTCTCGATCACAATGTGATGAATGTCGGCTAACTTTTTAGTTACGTCCATTTGCAATGTCCTCCTGTAGCTGTGTATATGTCTGGTCAAATGCATCCATAAATTCCTGATAAAGACGTAAGGTCTCATCGATATCGAAACCAGGATGTTCACATTCATACTTAAGTGGTACTTCCTTGTACTTATAAATCTCTTTCTCAAGAGCTCTTGCATTGTTGAATGCTTCCATACTCTTGATTTCAAGTGCCACTCTTTCTTTCGGTGTCATATAAATACTCCTTTCAAAAAGATTTACAATGCCGAGGGGAGAATCCCCCGGCATCATATGAAGGTAAATAATATGGATACCCTGAACAGCAAAACAGGGAATTTATGGGATTCCAGTTTCACCTTATCCATTTAACAGGTTACTCGAGGTCCCGCTGTTTTTATGTACCATCCTTCCGAGGCATGACCAATTACCACGGAGGGATGAATCCGGTACAGATTTCTGATAGTGTTTAAACCGGATTCTTTGAATACACTATTGCATATCCACTTAAATAATATAAATATGGAATTTTAGAATTCCAGATTTATCGTATCATATTAAATAATGTAAGTCCGAATGTATCTGGATCAAGTGTCTCAAACTTTCTTGATATGATGATAGCATCCGTAAGTGGTAACTTAATAGATTCACCTTTAGGATTGTTAACTCTGATAGCAGGTTTGCATTCATTCTCTCTAGTAACATAAATACATGGCACTGCATTGTATCCATTAACAGATACCACATGTTCTTTTGTGAATGTTTCAAGTGCGACGATATCAACATCAAATTCTGGGTTTCCTATCTTAGGATATAATTCCATCATATGTTTTGATACCGCTTTCAAAGTCTTAGATATTATATCAGTGACATATGGAAGATGAGCACCTGGAATAAACAGTCTAGGTTTATCAAATCCTTCTGAGATTGTTACCGAATAACTCGGTCTGATATAGACTGTTTGTTTTTCATCATTCTCTTTGACGGTTCTGAATTTACTTTCTGGATCTTTGTCGTAAGTAAAACAAAAGTCGACTCTGAGATCCTTGTTGATTGTACCATACATCAACGTATAGTATATGCGTGGGTTCATTAGAATCCTCCTTTACTATTTTTGATAAAGTTGAAGAATTCTGAATTATTTATCAGATCAGGAATGAAGTGATCAAGTGTAATTATTGATTCATGACAAAGTTTATCAATAATATCATTGTATTCTTCGATAGATGAACAATTGAATTCAACCGATACAATCTCATCAAATTCAGTCTTGATGAATTTATATAAGTCATACTTAATGTTCGGATATTTATCTCTGTCATACTTTCTGAAATCTGAGAGATCTGCATATGGTGAAAGCATCGATGTTTGTCCAACATCCTTAACAGATTCAAACAAATCTATCTTTCCAATCTGACTTGGGTTGAGTTGTTTATGTGAGAATCCTATCTTGTGAGCATCAGTATTGCCAAGCGAATTAGGCCTTGTGTTCACGTGAGTCGCAACTTCACGCAGTTCTCTTATGAACTTCTTTAGGATTTCCCTAAAGAGCAGACTATATCTTCATATGCTTATCATCCCGACAATCATATGCATCTCGTATCCACCCACCATTAGCTTGCGAGTGTACTCCCATCGCTGGGATAGTCGTTGAGGGTTCTTCTATCATGATTATAAATATCACGTCGTCTTTGAATATACCTATGAAATGAATGACGTGATTCATCGGTTGGATTAAGTTCGATTAGTATATCAATATTACTCATTCCATTAGAAATGCATTTATCTATGAAATCTCGATGTTTAGTATGTTCATAATATTTTGGTACATGTGGTATATCATATAATGATGATACCTGTTTCCATTTACCACGAAATTTTATATCACGGATAAGTGTGACGTTCACACCACACATCTCAGCTATTTCTTTATTTGAATAATATCGTTCTTCGATTAACTGACAAACCAAATGAATCAGTTGTTCTGGATATACATTTGCAGGATTAAGTTCCCCACATCTAGGTTTTGCTAATCCTGTTTTCCATGCATGTCTTACATTATCTTTTATAGTCATCCATTCCAAATTGGTAACTGAATTATCAGTTTTATTTCCATTTTTGTGATTAACCGTTTCAAGATGTAGTGGATTTGGAATAAATGCCTTAGCAACAAGTCTATGTACTTGACGTGTATACACTTTGCCACAGTGATTAATATCTATAAGTAAATATCCATTTTTATTTGGATATGGTTTTAAAAATCTTTTTCTAAAACCACTATAGATTCTACCAGACGTGTCAACGGTATAATTTGTTTCACATCCATCGATGATTATCGTTTTGAAATCTGTCATATTATCACCTCCTCATATTATAATTGGATAGAAGATTCCCTGCGGATTGAGGATATATCTTTAACCTTATTACCATACCTTTCGGAAGTCTACAGCATTACCATTCGACATTTGGTAGTTAAAGCTTTACCCAACGCTTATTCTGTTCGTAAACTATAAGTCGCCTCTCGTTCTTCCCTCACGTAGCACGAGACGTTCCCGCATATATGAGATGTCAGGCCGCTAATTGACCTTTTCTCGTGAGCTTCATAGACTGATAGAAGTCCATGTCATTTGTGAAGTCTGTTGTATGAATAGTGCCAAGTGAATGAATCTTTGATATGATGAGATTCGGAGCAAACTTCATACTAGCTTCAGCATCTTTTGTCTTTGCAAGTATTCCATATCTGAATAAACGTTTGAGATTGTCTGATACTCTAGCAGTCACTATTGTAGAAACGACTTCGTTTAATCTGATACGTTTATTTTCGAATGAATAGATATTGATATCTGTGAACTCAGTCTGAAGTACATATCTTAACAATGAAACCATATGACTTTTATCAGATGCAGGTATCGGAAGTTCCCACGCTGATATTGTGTCAAGCATTCTTGCTACATGCATTACATTACATGCACCACGATGTTCGATTTCATTATTCGGATAATATGAAAGCTGATATACCCACCATGATGGATCTGTGAGTTCATCAAGATTCTTAGGTTCATATTCCTTTATCAGTGATACGAGCATGTATACAATGGAACGAACATATTCGAATTCTTCCAGACCTTTACGATATGCTTTGATATATACCTCAACATCCGGATTCGGCTGATAATATTCATAGTCCATCTTATCATTGATGATCGTATCTGTAAACTGTACGATTGGATATACTCCAAGGAATGACAGTGGAGATGTGATATGCATGAAACATGATATGATTGGTTCGTATGTTTTGAATATCATTACATCCATTACCTTGGTACAGGTAATAGCATATCCATCCATTGATACAAGGTCATGCTCAGAACGCCGAACCACAATCGGAAGTAATGATTTAAGTGTTACTGAGTTCTTACCGGATGGATACAGGAATTTATCAACCAACTGCCATTCAGCATACAAAATGTTGTCCAGCATATAACGTCCATGTTCATCTGCAATAGGAACCATGATAACATTATGGTCGATGTGTTTTTCAAGACATTTGTTCTTATCCCTTGCACCCCAGACTATATCAAAGTCGAGTAAGCCAACTCGGATATCAGCAATACTTTTAGTCTGGATCTTTGTACCTGTTTCTCTACGTCTGGTCTGTAACTCTGATGGATGAGGGTGTGGGTTCCATTTGAAGTTACCTACATACAGAAACGGATATGTGTTGATTGGTGCTTCTTTGATTGGATACAATCTTAAGAGATTGATTATCTCCAATGACTTGAGAGCTTTGATGACATACTTATATAATGGCTTATCAGTACCAAGGTTAATCTTGATATCCATCATTGGGTTGTCATCGTTGTCGATAATGTAGTCTATCATCTTATATTCCTCCTTCTGATTATAAGTGTACAAAGATGTTGATCCTCAGTACAAAAAAATGATATAAATATTGTTTCGAAATAATTGGAAAAACTCCATCGTAATAACATTCGTTCAGAAAGGAATGATAATAATGAAAGTTCAAGGTTTGTATAATATAGAAGAAGATATCAAAGTAAATGATTTGAAAGAGGTAACTTCATCTGTCATTTACAGAGCTCAGAATGTATACAATCCAGATGGATTATTCTCTGAAGAGATCTTTGGTGTTACTCCAAAAGAACGCTGGTACAAATGTGGATACATCAAACTTCCTATCAGAGTATTCAATCCAACAGTAGCAAAGACAATCATCAATAGAAGTGGTGGTGTTCTTCGTAAATGTGCATATGGTTTAGCTAGATTCAATCTTGAAGATGGAGTTCTTGTTGAATCACAGGATGGTCAGTATTCGGGAATTGTTGATCTGTATAAGATATGGAATGATATCGATATTGCTAAAACACTTAAAACCAGAAATGATGACAATGTTGACATCCTGACAAAGTGTCCAAGAGATCTTATCTTCATTAATAAGCTTCTTGTATTACCTCCAAACTTCCGTCCTATCGGTATGAAGAATGGTCGTGCTGTTAAATCGGAAATCAATTCTATCTATATGAAGATACTCGGTTTCAAAAGTATCACTGCAAGAGTTACTACAACCGCTGCACAGGTTCACAACAAACTCCAAGATTCAATCATTGAATTGTATACATACATTCAGAAGTATCTTGGAACCAAGAATGGATTCCTTCAGAAGAATCTCCTCGCAAAGACTGCTGTATGGACTGCGAGAAACGTTATCTCAGCTCCAACCTATAAAGAAGACGAACCTCCGATTGGTATCTTTGATACTGGTTATCCTCTCCATTCGTTGTGTACATTATTCAATCCAATCCTTAGATATCAGATCAAGGAATTCTTATCATACAATAACATCAAAGCTATTCACAATAACCCAGAAGAAGTCAATGGTTCTGTATTGGCAAACATGTATGATGAACGTGCTATTGCTGATATGCTTGATGTGTATCGTGAAAACTATGGAGCTCGTTTCCGTATTCTGTATCTTGATGCTGAACATCAACATCCAATCATGATTACAATGTATGATAATCGTAAACAGGAAACATTTACAAGACCACTCACATTGACAGATGTCATTTACATTGCTGCAAAGCATGGTATCGTTGATGCGAAACGTATGTGCTATACTGTTCGATATCCTATCGGCAACTACCTCGGTGCGTTCTTCACTAGAGTTGTAATCTTGTCAACAAACAAAACTTGTGACATTACATTCCAGAATGAACGTTTTCCGTACTATCCGTATGTCGATGTTACAATGGATCATCACCAGGTTGCAACATTCTTCAAGGATACTCTTACACCATCCAATAGCAACCTCCCTAAATGGAATGGCGACTATGATGGTGATACCGTTAAGAGTTGTGGTTTGATGACCGACGAAGCTAATGAAGAAGCTGAACGTTTAATGTTAGCCAAAGTCAATAACGTACGTTTACAGGGTACTGGAGTTTATTCAACAGGAAAGGAGTTTACTTCAGCATTATATACTTTGACTAAACTATGATGAATGGAGTGGTTTAATATGTTTGATATACCAAATATATTAAAGAAATATCGAAAGCCATTACCGAAAAAGAAAATGCAACAACGTCCATTATTCCGAATGGAAAATGGAAAGCCTCATTACTTATCATTGAATAAATACAACACATTCGATATTCTGATAACTATGAATGATAACCTCACCAAGTATCATGATGATAATAAATATTGTATATTATCATTACTTGGATCAAAACCTAAATGTACATTCAACGATGATGAAACCTGTGATTGTTTCCATTGTATTCAACGTTGGATGAATACTATCGAAGAGAGGTAAACTTATGTCATTAGCAGATATCTATGGATGTTTCAATAAGTATGGAACATCTGAAGAAGAACCTGAATCTGTTGAACTGTCAGTGGGTTCAAGTGAATGCCCTTCATGGGAAGGAAACTATGACATGTTAAGAACCCAACCAACATACTACAGGTTGAATCAATACGTGTCACCATATGCGTCATCACATTGGGAGAGTTCATCTCCTATATTACACACTATGAACGATCAATCATTCATGCCACCACTCAGTGACAAGATCGATCCTAATAGAATATTCTCATCTGATATAACTGCATTGAATGCTACCGCTGCAGATCAACTCAGAACATTGAAAGCTTTCGAAAAGAAATTCATGGAATCTATCAATGATAAAAATAAGTATGGTCTTACCGAAGATGATATAGCTGCATTCCAAGCTATCACCGCAGCACGTAATGCAATAACTGCAATCAACAAAGAAAAGGTTGCTGTTAAGAAGAACATTGCGGATATCAAGATCAAACAGCAACAAGTCTCAAATACAGCTTCAGGTGGTTCAGCATATGGTAAAACTCCAGAATCAACACTCGGTGGATCTCCAGCAAATGATACAATGGTTCTTGATTCAATATTTGATTCACTCAGTAAAGGAACTGTTGTTCCACAGCAACCACAGCAATATGTCACTGCAGACGTAACAGCAGCTGAACAACTTCTGGATGACATATCAAATCCAAATGTAAATATTCAGCATGAACGTGATGGTGTTGTTCAGGTTGTAGTATCAAGTCGTGGTGTTGAAGATGCTTACTATGCAAACGCTGTCAAAGATCCAGTAAGTGGTAAATACAATTTACTTGATGACGAATCAAACTTACCAACTGCAACAATCAATGATGTTGATTTTGTAAGTGAAAATGCAACTGATGAAATGTCCAGATCATATCCAGTTGTAAGAGTTAGCGAAGATGAAATATAATCAGATAACCGGGGGACTTCCCCCGGTTATACTAACGAATCAATAAGCATCTAACCTTCTATAGTTATATCGCGATTCTATAAATATAGAGATAGATGAATAATATTTGTATTGATTATATTTGCGATTCATATGATTGTACAGATAAATCTTATATGAAAGGAATTGAAAAATATGATTGAGGCTAAATACGGAATGAAATATCATTTTCCGCACACCATCATACATATTGTAGACAGATCCGGTTTCAATGGTCAGACTCCTGTCGTATTCGCTGATGATCCTTCAGTTTTCGCAACAATGGTAGTTAGCGGTTTCCCAATGGGTGAAGACGGCAAGATGATCAAGGTTGCTAGATCAGATATTCCACGTGTTGCATACGGTATCAACAAGATTACCACAAGCGACCGTAAGAAGTATGGTCAGGCAATTGAATATCCTACTTCACTTATCGCACAAGGTGCACCTGTACAGCTGATGCGTGTAACTCCTGAGGATTCAGTATACGCATTCGAGACAATCACAGCTAAATATAAGTGGGATCCAGTTGCAAAACTGTTCCATGTTAAGTTCCTCAAGGCACACGTTGAACCTACTGGTGCAATCATGAGTAACTTCAAGAGCCCTGAGAAACTCGCTCAGGCTATTATTTCTCAGAACGCTAAACTGGGTCAGGGAGCTGACGGCTGGACTGAAAGAGTCTTCGCTGTTGTAGTAGCTGCTGGTCGTGGTGCTGTTTACAACAACATGCATCTTTCTATCGACACTGTAAACCAGGCAAGAAACCCTGCTAACGCTGCATATGTATTCGCTACACTTGACAGCCGTACATCTGATGTAATTGAGGAGTTTACAGCTTCTCTTGTAAACATTGATAATGTTGACAGACTTGATTACATCGAGACCGTTAACAACCAGATCGCAGCTCGTGAAGCTGGTAGCTCTGTTGTAAAGCCTATTATCAATGAGAAGTGTGTTGCTGAGATCTTCGAAGCATACATGAAGTGTTACAACGGTGAAATGCAGACTGGTGAGTATACTACAGATCAGTACACAAAGCCTATCAAAACTCTCAGCATCAACACATTTGATATGATCACAGGTAAGTATCTGTACGATGGAGGTCTTGATGTAAATCTTCCATTCTATCAGGTTGATGCAATTGACACTGACGTTCCTCAGCTGCCAAAGGAGTATCGTCTTTATAATCTTGAGGTTTCACACAATCCTGATCAACCAGCTGATTATGTTGTTCTTAAGGATAAGATGATCAACATGGCTTATGGTATTAACACACCTGGTCAGTCTGTATACATCGGTGATGTATATCTCACAACTCAAGGTTCATCGAACTCGAATCCAAGAATCTCAATAGTTTGTGCAATCAACCAGTATTCACAGGCTGTTACTTCAGTAACATTTGATTCTATCTACCACACAATGACTGTTGAAGGTGGTACTGGATTTATCAAGTCAAAAATCGTTAAGGTTTATGACTCAAATACAGTTATTAACACAACTCAACTTCAAGCAGACGGTGTTAAACCTGGTGAAATGGTTGCTCAGCTCATTACAGGTCAAGATGGAGTCACAATTACTTCATTCACACTGTATCCTGTAAATGCTGACGCACAAGACCAAGATGTACCTGTACTTGGAACAGCTTATAGTATGGCTGATATAATTAAGAAGCTTCCTTACGAAGATAAGTACGGTATCGAGAACGTTATATCTATCTATGACGGTTCTACAACTGATGAGAAATATGTTAAGCGTGGATTCATTCCAGGCTTTGCAGTTATCGATAAGCAGAATGGCTTGATATATCTCAATAACTATGATGTTACTACATCAGATACTGCGTTCCCTGGAACTAACGGTCACAGAGACATACTTGGAAATTATTCTTGTAAGTTCGGTCCTGTTCCTACTAAGACTGGTGCAGTTGTTGATGGTATCTTCGACTCTAAGTATGATATACTGTCATATGATGCAGAAAATGTCAACACTTGGGAGAACACGGGTGCTAAGGTAACTGAAGATCATGCTGGTTCAGGTTATGCTGTTGGCGACATTCTTACAGTTACAGACTCTTCGAGCAATAGCATTAAGTTCACAGTAACTAAGATTACTGGTTCTAACACAACAGGTGGTGTTGCTGAGGTTGTTCCTTCTGATACTGAAGGTGAAAGACGTGTAAACGGTGACAGAATCACAGGTACAGCACTTGACACAACTACAACAGGTTCTGGTACAGGTTGTCAGCTTAAGATCGAAGATGTAGATTGGAAGATTGCTGTTGACAGCACTAACACTCCGCTCGTTACAGGTAACCCTGAGGAAATCAACAGATACATCATCTCTAATATTGTAGGTTCACTCTACAAGATCGAATGGGATAGAGGTACTGTAATTCCTAACGACTATTACTCTGACGATTATGGTATCAATCTTGATGCTAAGAGTGGTGGTGTACAACTTGAAGGCGGTAACGCTGGATTCCTCGATGATCCTACAATCAACGAGATTGAGTTCAAGTACAGATATGCTGCAATGCTTACAAAAGCATTCAGAGGTCAGATCGACCCTAGAATCATGTCACCTATCAGAACTCCTGCTAAATTCCTCTTTGATGCTGCATATAACACTGTAGTTGGTTCTGCATTCTCAACAATGATCAATCACTCAGTTTCTGACTGGATCAATGGTTCAGTTATCTTCACTGATGAGGAAAAGGATGAGGTTCTCTTCGATCCTTCACTTATAAAGAATCTTTCACCAGCTGACCTTGATGTTAAGCAGGCTATGTATGATCTGATGATCGAGCGTGTATACGATCGTATTCCCGAGTCTAAGAGACCTATCGGACCTGGTTCAGGATTCAGTGTTCTCTTCGACAGTTGCTTCGCTGATGGCAATACATCTGTTCTCATCAATAACTCATTCAACTCAAGATTCACTAACCCGAATGCATCATGGGATGTTGGTGGTTACACAACTTTTGATGGTGTAACATACACATATGCTAAGCGTAGTGCTGATAATCTTATCACACACTGCAAGACATATTCAATCAACAAGCCATTCACAAATGACTACACAGCTATGTCTTCTTCCGAGTACGTATCTATATTCCCTGATATCGATGGCGACAGCTGGGAAGAGAGAGAAGATCTCTGGAACTTCGGCGGTAATGCTTGGATCATGGATGAGAATGGTACTGTTCGTAGAATGTCACAGAGAACCATGAAGGGTGACGATGAGACATCTGATCTCATCTGGGAGTCCAACATGAGAACACTTTCTCAGTTGACATATCTGCTTCGTCAGAAGATCGAGCGTTATCTGTTCGAGTATTCTGATGATTCAATTCTCAAGACTATGAAGGTTGAATGTGAGAACATGTTCTCCAACTGGGTTGGAAATATCGTTCAAACACTTAGAATCGACTTCGAACGTGACGTAAACGTTGATGGCGGTGACATCGTAATCTGCACAGTGAATGTTACATTCCGTGGCTTGATTGTACGTGTACCGATTATCGTCAATGTAAATCGTCGTGCATAATGAAAGAAAGGAGTGACATTTTATGCCAATTGGATTACAAACCGGCATAAGAGAATATACTGGTGATCTCTCACACTACACTGGTATGCTCGGTGGTCTCACACCTGATGTGCATACACTTCGTTCTCTTAACCCATTAACCAATAACAGAGTTATCGCAGTAATGTATCGTGGTCCTTACTTCCTGATGCACTACTTTGCAGGTGCTAACGGCTCCGCATTCACAAATAAGGAGTTCGCAACCTACAAGAAGATGATTGAATACTACAACACCGGTATTACTTGTAATATCGGTGATGCAGGTCTTACACCTGCAATGCTTCAGGGTGGTTTCTCTGGTAGAACAATCAACTTCCCGACAACTCAGTCTCAACAGCAACAGCAACAGCTGACATTTCAGGTTCCTGAACTTGTTGGTCGTCCTGTTGCAAACTTCCACAATATGTGGATAGATGGTATCGCAGATCCTATCACAGGTCTCACAACATACCACGGTCTTGTTGCTGGTTCTGTCAGCAAACAAGATAAGACACCTCAGCGTGTATTCGCTCCTAACACTGGTGCAAATGCTTCTGCATTGGAGCCATCACCAGCTTGGGAGGTTGCAGAGTTCCTCATCATTGCACTTGATCGTTCAGGTGCTAGATGTGATGGTGCTGTTATGGCACTTGGTTGTGTTCCTTCCGCTAAGGTTGGTAATACAATCTTCAACTCTAACGCTAGTGGTAATTCACAGATTGAAACACTCCAGCTCGTATTCAGCTGTCAGTTTGTTCAATCTACATACGTAAACGATCTTGCTGCAAGATACGTTCGTCAGTTTGCTGTATTCGGAAATGCTATGAACTTCAACCCTGGTGCTGGAGATGCATTCTTCGACGACAAGATTCCTGCAGACTATGGCGATATCAACGCAGCTATGTTCCGTGGCGGCAAGCGTCCAGATCTCGATTCCGTTCAGAGTGGTGTCGGCAACGCTCCTGTATTCAACTCTGTACTGGAAGATCCTACACGTGTTATGCCTCCTGAGAAGGATCTCAAACCTGCAGATCACTCCAAGATCTACAATGGTCCTATGTATACATCTACACCTATCAGCAACCCTTACGCATCTGATCCTAACAACGAATATCTCAACAGAGATAAAGGAACAAATCCTTCTGGTCTCAAAAATAGAAGAGGTACTCAGTACGTTACTGAGTAAGAAAAAATATACTGTGTGGTGGGGCTTTACGCCCCACCCACTTTATGTTATTCTACTAATAAGAATATCTCGACAATGTCGAACTTTTCATACTCGAACTTTACCATTACATATGATGCATTCTCATATCCGAATGTAGCAACTCCAACTGATAATAGCTTCTTGTCTGCTTTGGTTATAAGCTGCTTTGATACTACAATACCTTTATCCTCATCAATCGTAGTCGGTTGTTTAGCCTTTGCTACAACTGTCCTATCAAATGTCATGAAGTTCATATGATATCCAACATCTACGAGTTTATCATTCTTAATGGTATCGAGTATCTCCATATCAAATGATTCAGATTTTACAAGTTCATCAAACAATTCATCATCCTTGATGATGAACTTATATTTCTCAATCTTCTTTGGTATATGAGTCATTATTAACTCTTCCGGTGAAAGATTCTTAGCCATTGTAATCATTCCTTTCAATCAACGCTATCAGATAGTAACATTGCCATGTATTCAACATATCCTTCTACTGTAATTGCTTCTGGACCTTTTCCATGTAAGTATGAATTTACATGAAGACTTTCATAAATATAATCATCCACGAGATCGTCTTCACATGGAGAATTTGGTAATGTATCGAATACTTTAACGGAGAACGCCTTATATCTTTCTCGTATATCATCATCCGGTAAACCTTCCAGCATAAAGTAATCCAATATGCTAGCATGTTTTACTTTCTCGATCAGTCTATTGATAATGTCAATGATTGGGATATCTGTTCTAAATATTGCATCTCCGAACACACATACACCCGAGAACTGAGAACCGACATAGTCGATAGCTTTGTCTAATAACTCTTCTGATGTTATAATGGTATATTGTTGTCCATCTACATTTGATTCGAATACGAATCTATCCAGCATTTCAGTATCTGGGAAATCTCTACCGAATGATTCAGGTTCTAAGATATTAACATCGTAAACTTTGATGTTGTGCTGTTTGACGAATAGTTCAACCCATTCCTGCTTATCGGTATAGACTCTAATCGTCAGCATCGTCTTCTTCTTACTTGAAGTCAGATATGGTATGACGATTTCAAATATATCATTCATATTAACACTCCTTTATTGCCATCAAACATAAGAATGAAAGTAATTTGAGATTGTCCTGCAAAGGAACACCATTGATCTTTGCAAATGGTATGTAATAGTTCGAACTGAGTTCTCCTTTAAGATACCTCGATTGGAAGTCTGACAGATAATCGAATATACGTTCATCATTATTCTCAATCATTTTGAATACTGTGAGAATGTGTTTACATAATCCGATTGTATGAAGCTTGAGCAAGCTATCCGGTACATTCTTATACGTCATCTCTTCATTGTCATCATCATAAAAGAACTCCAGATTATCAAATCTCATGAATGATGTCCATTGACCTTTGATACGGAACTCAATGCCATCGATTACCAACTTGAGTTTTCGTTTCGTATTTACAAACAATGCATCGGAATGAAGTGCTATGATATTATCATCCGTGAGTTTATTTACTTCGATGAAATGTTTTCTGATTTCCTTGAGCTTACTGTAATACGCTTCTGTGAATTCCGGATGATCTCGCTGTATACATCCTACCTGTACAACACGTTGTTCCTTTGGAAGAACCTTAAGTCTTTCGAGTTCCTCTCTGGATAACAGATTGAATTTTTCTGCTATCTGTAATGATGCTTCTCGCATATCACATTCCATTATCTTACCATGGAATATGTGATCTATTGATGTATTGATTGTTTTAAGTTTATCAAAATCAATCATACTATCACTCCTTTCACATTAATGATATAAATACGGAACAAGAAAAAGAACCCCGGGTGTTAATCGGGGTTCTTTTTTATAATTATTATTCGTTGTCGTTGTTCAGAGATGCGATTATACGTTTCGCAATCTCCTCAGCTGATAATCTCTCGACTGGCTCAGCATCTAAATCGATGCGAACCGGTTTGTTTGGACATTCAAATACAGACACCAGATTACAATCCTCGTCATATTTATGCATCATTGACGGAATGATATCACTGAGTATGTTTCTTACGTCTGTGATCTCCTCAGTGATAGAGAAATCTAAATTACAGATACATATTCCAGAGTCTGTATTGAATATGTAGTGGGCTATCGGTTTACTTCTAAAGGTGCATGCGAAATGGATATTCCATCCAGTTTCACACAGACACATTGAGATTCCACCCTCCAGCATAAATCCGTCGAGCTGTCCAGGTGTGTGGCTGGGTTTTGCATCCGGCCACCATTTTTTCATGTCGTTAAAAGTATTGAGGACATGCTCTCGTCTTTCATAGGCTGTCATGCAGCTTCACCTCCTCCCTTCTTCTTGAACAGCTTTGTCAGGCGCTTAATGGGTATGATTACCATTGCACCTGCAACCATTGCCATGAGTGCTGGCATAACGTATATCGTTGCGATAACGCTAACGATCTGCGTACCGCTGATACTTGGCTTGACCGTGTTAATGAGGATAATTACAAGACTGAGAATCATTAAACTTACGATCATAAAACTCCTCCCTTCAGTTAGTTGAGAGCTTCGGAGCATAGGGTACTGTGACCCCATAGGAATCGTACGCCTGCTCCTCGATACATGTGCTGATTACAGGCTGGCAGACATAATCGTCAGTCTGACGATCATAATGCCATAGCCTTAACTCAACACTCAGATTGATAGACTGACGCACTACGGCGATGACCGCCGGGGTCAGACCTGTGACGTACAGGTCAAGCCCGTTAAGAGCCAGATCGGTTGAATTGACAGGTGACAGCATGAAGTCAGCCGCTAACTGATCAAGCTGACCAAAGTCCATGGGGTTCACCTGCTTGGGGTATATTGCGGGTAAACCATTGATTGCAGGATGCTCGTGACGAGCTTCGCATAATACAGCTTTCATTAGATCACTCCTTTCAAAAGTGGAAAGCTTGAAATGTGGGTATTCATACTGGTGAAGTATTTCTACTTCTCCACATTAATAATATATATATGGAATCTTATTATTATCGAAAACCAACGGATAACTCTCAACAAAGGAGGTTTATTAAATGAGTAAGATCGTTGAGATAATTGATCCAATTACTAATAAAAAAGGCTACTACGATTTTGGAACATCTAATAGTTCATTTCTTGAAACAGCTCGAGAGTTAAAAGATCTTGGTATAAAACGATGGTATCAGTGTCTGGAAGTTAAGTATCCACATCTTAATGTTCAAGATATCGATCCTTTTAAAGAAGACTTGACAAGACGTGAAGTAGAAGCTTTAGTATTGGAATCAAAAGAAAATGTTTGGTTCTATATGAGAGAAGTTGTTCGTGTTCCTGCTAAGGGTGCACCTCAACCGTATCGATTCTATTTACATCGTGCTGCACATGCAACCATCTGGTGTTATATACATTCAATCGATATAGAGTTATGTCAACCTCGTCAGACCTATAAAACAACTACAGCAACTGCATTAGTACAACATGCTTTCATATATGATCAGAAGAATATCAATATTCCATACTTACATCTTAAAGATGCTGATTCAACTCGTAATGCTGGTATGCTTCGTGACTATATTGAGGCTGGACCTAAGTGGGCAAATCCATGGGTTAAATGGCGTAAACCACCAGGACTTAAATCACTCAGATATGATGCTCATAATAATACTATCGCTGTAAAAGCTTCATCAGATTCTCCTGATACAGCTCGAGACTTGCTTCGTGGTGATACGTTGTTTATGGCATTCATTGATGAGTGGGAATATATTCCTCACATTGATAACGTTGTCGAAGGTTGTTCTCCTGCTATCATCTCAGCTCGTGGTATTGCTAGAATGAACCATGGTCGTACTTGTATATTGTATACATCTACACCTGGTAACTTGGACTCAGCTCCAGGTAAAGCTGCAATGAAGATGATTGAGGCGACTCCTCGATTCTCTGAGAAATATTATGATGTACCGGATGATCAACTTGAAGAAATGTTTGCTGGTACATCTGCAGCAAATGATGGTGTTCCACTTACAAAATTCTATATCGAATTCGATTACAAGCAACTCCGTAAGAGTGAAGCTTGGTTGAATGAACAATATCAGGCTGCACTCCAAGCTAACAAGATGGACGAGTTCCGTCGTGGTATCTTGTTACAAAGATATCGTGGTGCTGAACAAGTTCTGTTCCGTCAGGAAGATATTGATTATATCAACAATCATGTTATACGTCATGACTATGAGATACTTCTTCTCAACAAGTTTGTTATGCTCGTATATAAACACGAAGTTCATAACGTAGACTTGATGTCAGATCAACCTTACTTTGATTTGACTATTCCATATCTCATAGGTATTGATATTGCTGCAGGTACTGGTGGAGACAACAGTGCTATTACAATATTACATCCATACACACTTCAGGTTGTTGCAGAATGTAAATCTCCATACATGGGTCCATTCGATTTGATGCGTGTTATTACTGAACTTGCAAGAATGCTTCCTCGTGCATTGTTCTGTCCAGAAGCAAATGGTGTTGGTAAACCTATAATGGACTTCTTCCAGGAAGGTAGTCTGATAGGAAGAGTTTATCATGATCCAAGACTTGACATCTCTAAGAACGCAACTATCATTGATCCTATTGAAACAACTCTGAAGCAGAAAGCTATTAGTAGACAATACATCGGAACCAATGTATCACCATCGGTTCGTACTGAAATGATGACATTGTTGAAAACACTTGTACGTGATCACCGTGATAAGATCAATACACCAAACCTTGTACAAGATCTGAACACTCTCACTATTCTGAAGAATGGTAAGATTGCTGCTGAATCTGGTGCACATGATGACTGTGTAATGTCATACTTGCATACAGTATTTGTATTGTTCTATGGTAAGGATCTTCAGAGATTTGGCATCAATCGTGATTTATGTACATTCGATTCAGGTAAACAAGCTATGAATGAATATGAAGAAAAAACAAAAGAAGATACTATAAACAACATGGTTCCGACAACTGGACATGAAGAACAGATTCGTCGTGACATTATTCGTGCAAATAAAAATATGCATGAGTTCGATGAGTATGGTTATACCAAATCTGAATATGCCGGTGCTTTAGCATACAAAGATGACCCATATGCTGCTAGAACCAAAGCATCATTGATCAGTTTCTTCAACGAAGTAAACAACTTCTGAAGAAGAAAAAGAGAGCTAATTAAATTAGCTCTCTATACCGTCTGAACATTGTCGCCAAAGCCATTGATCAGAGCCGCTAATGCGACTCTGATCTTAAGCAGTTTCCATTTTGTGTCTGTTCGTGCCGGTTCAACCGGCTTTATGAATTTGACACTGGCTGCTGTGGCTGCTGTACCTGAACCTGTGGCTGCTGTACCTGAACCTGTGGCTGCTGTACCTGAACCTGTGGCTGCTGTACCTGAACCGGCTGAACCTGTGGCTGCTGGTGATAGAGTGCTTCAAGCTTACCCTGAAGCATCTTTGTGTCATCCTGCAGATGCTGAAGGTCATAGCCCATTCCATTGGTACAAGTACCAATGGTTTCGAGCTTTGTGTTAACTTCCTTCATGCCGTTTGCAATGCCATCCAGATCTTTCTGGATGTTGCTCATGTCAGCCTTATAGCTGCTTTCAAGCTTATCGAGACGATCAGCAAGCTGCTTGTTTTCCTTACGTCTTCTTCTGTTTCCGTTAAGGCTGTATGCATTTGCGCCCATGTTAACAGCGTTTGCAGCGAGATTGATGATTGTAAAGATATTTAACATAAGATTTCCTCCTTTGAAATCCGAAGGGGTTGACTAGACCCCTATTTAAATTGGTTTATCTTTGATTCCAGAGTAGTCTTCTACTCCTTCTTCACATTAATAATATATATATCGAATTTCAGAATTCTAGGAATTATCAACCTCTCTCTTCCTTTTCAGCATACAAAAATTACACAGTTTGGAGGGGTTTAACCCCCTCCAAATATAAGTGTATTATTTAAGGAACTTTTCTTCATCGAAGATTGGTCTCAATTCAAAGAAGATTGCGAATACAGTATTTATGAAATCAGGATTCTTATTAATGAATACATCTGTACATGTAAGCATCTTCTGTACAAATACATTCATATCGATAGTAGCTTCTGGTTTGTTGTTACGAAGTCTCAGATAGTTCTTATACTGTGAATAGTATGAATATACAACCAGTGCAGTTCTGAGATGTCCTCCGGATATATCAATATCATGATTACCTATCTTGAAATTCTCTATCTTATCTATAGCATTGATTGAGTTAACTGTGAAGTCATCTTCCAGTTTAATACCAATTGCTTTGAGATATGCTTTCAGACAGTCAAGCTGAGGGAACTGGTTCATTGCTCCTTCTGGTATAGGCATATCATTAAGATGTGACATGAGTAAGCTGTTCTGCTCATACTGAGATCCACGATAATATGTTGTGAGTTTAGCAAACGTCTCAACATCAACAACCTGAAGGAATCCGTATGTATCATATTCACCGAACTTGATGGCATTATCAGAATACTTCATCTTACGATTCTTATAGTTAGATGTCTTGATAGGTAAATCGTAAAGTGTAGTCCTACCAGTAGCAACTGCAGACATGTTCTTAGAAGCTTCCTGTTTGAGTACCCATGTATACTGATAACCAATTGGATATGATTCTTTCTGTTTGATCCAACGATGACGAAGCTTTGTATAAAGATCGAAGTATTCGAATACATCCCATTTCTCATATGCAGCAATAATAGCATCTCTAACATTTTCCTCCTGGAATGGTGGAAGCATAAGATACAGACCATTCTTTACGATATCAGCATAAGCTTTATCTGGGTTGAGATTACACTTTCTTGATATCTTAGCAGCATACTGATGATTGAATAATTCCATATATCCAATAATCATATCAAATGTTTCTTCTTTAGAAAGTTTATTCTCAACAATATAACGATGAATACATTCCATCTGGAAAGTGATAGTAGCTTCATAGAGTGCGAATGCAACGATTCTGTTAGTCGGGCAGAATCCATTAGCAAGCATCTCAACATGATTACCATACTGATCTTTTGGCATGAGTTCATCTGGGATGATCTTAGAGATTACAGACTTATTACCATGACGACCGGTAATCTTCTGACCTTTCTCAATGGTCTTTGGTTGAAGTATCTTGAATACGACATAGATGTATGGGAGTTTCTCCTTGGTAGACCATTTAGCATTTGTGAGATATTTCTCAGCTTTGTGATAGATATCAAGAAGCTTGGAATCATCCTGGTCAATATCAGATATTATAGTTGATATGTATGAATAGATATCCTGATACCATCTCATGAGATGCTGATGATAATAGTTGAGCTGTTTGTCCTGAATCTCAGTAGCATTACTATAGATATCAATATCAGTAATAATTCCATCTGTGTAATAGTTGATATCATTGATATGAGGAATCATCGCTTCACTGAGAGATGAGAGGGCTGATATCTCTCTGAGTGAACATAATACGCCATCCTGAATTGATTCACCGATATCAGGGAATGACTTATAACTATCGAGTGTACCGTAGTTATTAAGCATAAACATCTTCTCAGAGATATCAACAACAACCTTATCTACCATAGAATACTTGAGCTTGTCACATGCTGACTGTGATAAGATGATAGCATCCTCGGTAAGGTCATGAAGTGTTGTGTAGAGTATTCTGAGATTTGCTCCAGCACAATAATGATTAACCTTATCGTATGATGTAGTCTTTGACATTACTGTACCTGCTGGGATTGTAGAACCTTCTCTGTATGGTTTATTTAACAGATCGATGTTCTGGAATCCATACTTCTCTGTGTTCCAATGAACAGCTTCAGCTAAGTGACATACATATTTACCAGTCTTTGTATTTCGGAATATATACAAGATTGATGAATAAGGTGTGTCAGGATACTTGACGAATTTCCTTTCAAGAACGTAGTCATCCTTAGCTGTTACAAAGTAAGATGAATAAACTCCGTATGCATCTTCTGCACCTGTAAAGATACGAGCAACTTCACCAGATGTCAGAACAACTCTCTGAGATGCATGTTTTGAGAACATCAGGCTACGAACAGATGATATCTTACCTGGGAAACCAAGTGCTGATACTCCACAGAGACTGTATTTATTAACAGACTCCATTTTCTGTTTGATGTCTGAACTGTTGTTCATTACTTTGTGGAATGTAACTTTTTTGAGTTCATATGCCATATGTAATCCTCCTTCTGAATATTGGACAGTACATGACTGTTACCGAAATAATGATATAAATATCAATGAGAAATATACCCGGGGATATCCCCGGGTATATTCAGTAACATTATTTGTTGATAAATTCGTTTGATACACGTTTAACGAAATCAACACATGGTGAAACTTTCTCGGTATCACCTTTCTTGATCTCAGTGATTGCAAATGATAAAGCTCCATATATTCCAAGCAGCATCAATATATCAGTCTTGATGGCTGTATTGGTTGCAACTAACATCATGAACTCCTGAAGATCGAAAGGTTTGATATCGAATGCTTTCAAGTTCTCTTCATTCTTATAGAACTCAACCTGTTTAGCAAACGATGGATTGAATATCATGTCCTGACATTTCTCAGCATATTTCTCTGGGTTCAGTCTTTTGGTATTGATGTAGTTCTTCAGTTCTTTGGTTGTGACAAAGTCGACAGTATATTCAATGAGTGGTGTTGCATTTGAAAAAGCTTGAAGTCTTAATAGATCGATTTGTTCACAATATTTAGTTATGATGAAATAAAGATATACATCATCAAGAAGATCCTGTAAAGATACTTCGTTGTTAACGAACTTAGCCTGCAATTCACTTCCAGGAAGCAATGTGTCACGCATTGTATCAGCATCAATACGTTCAACGATCGTCTTAGCTTCTTCATTTTCAAAGTTCAAATAGAAACTTCTGTCATTCTTGAATCCATCAGTTTCCTCATCAGTATATGGAACAATGGTCTCAATCGGATCACTCTTAAGTTCGATATCACTGAGGGCATTTCTGAAACACTTGTTGTATGTGTCCAGATCAAGATGACGATGCTTCTTATTTATAAGAGATATATTCAGAGAGAATATATTCATTCTGTTGATTAAGTATCGATGGAGATTATGAATCTTATCGAACTCCTCAACATGAGATCTGTTTATATTAAACATGGTTTACTCCTTCGATTCTGATTTATTAGCATAATAGTCGGAACGGATTTGTTCATAGTTGTTAACTACGTAACTCCATCCGTTCGACAATATTATCATATAAACGTATGCATTTAATGTGGTATACATATAGATCACCTCTATATGATCACATGCCTTCCTCGAGTATGTCATTCAAGGTATCTGCATCGAACGATATTTTATTTGATCGAGCTGCAGCTTCTTCTTCCTGATTCTGTACCTTTAATTGCTCAATTCTTAAGTCTCTTAGGCGATGTACAAATGACAAAGGTAGGTTCATCAGTACCTCTATTGGTATAATATGCTTCAATAGTTGAGCCGTGTTGATCAACTCAATCCCATTTCGTTCAAGTTGATTTCTATATTGGTCAGCCGTCGAGATAATTGGGAAAGCAGTGTGTTCGAGATGTCTGTTATCGGAACACGAGGCTCGCGGCGACCACAGTGTGGACAAACGAAATCTTCGATATAGAATGAGAAACAGTTACTCTTTTCACTTACAACCTGAGCAAGTTTGATAAGAACTCCGGAATCAACAGTATCGAGAGATGTTGTTATGATCTCTTCGATTCTATCCCATTTATCATAACGATAATCAGTACCGTCTTTATGAATGATGATAGCTGAGATTGTGAGCATCATTGAAAGCATGACCTGGAATTCCATCATATCGTCATCGAATCCAGCTTCACCAGTTTCTTCAGCATGTCTCTTCATATCAGCTGTCATATCACCTGTAGGCTTATAACGTTTATAAAGATCATTCATCAGAGGCATCTTCTCATAGATCTGTTCCCAAACACTTGGTTCTCTGAGTTCTACTGTAATACCAGTAGTCGGAAGTGTATAGAGAACATGAGTATCAGACTTTTCTTTGAATAACTGTACAGCCTGTTCACCAACAGCTTCAGCGATATCCTTATAGTGTTTAGGAAGAGCGTCTTCATTAAAGTGAATAAGCTTTGATGGCATGTACTTCACAGTGGTTACCTTTTTACAATCAGGATTACCACATCTGAGAGGAATAGTCTCTTCAGGATTTGCAGTTGCAACGAGTAACGCCCACATCAGAAGTTCTCTATCACCAAACTTTGTCTTCTGTAAGAAGTCTGCAAAGTCTGCGAACTCACCGATTGATACATTCTTAATATGTTTATAAATGATACTCCACTTACGAAGTTCTTCATCACCCATACTTGCAGTTGGTGCAGCCATTGTAAGTTTAATAAAGTCGAACCAGTTTATTGCAGATACAGTACATCTGTATGCTGAGCGAGGGAGTGTCAAAGGTTGATCATTGATACCACTATCATATGGCTTGATAACACCTTGTTCAATAGAGTTGTTAACAATGACACGTTTACTGAGATCTTCAGAAGAAATCTCTTTAACGTTTACATTGATCTCACGGCTCTTATTGATATTAGCGGTAAGAGATTCATCGATATTCAATGTAACCGGAGTATTGGGTTCAACATTGATGTTGATCTCAGCTGCAACGTCAGGAGCTTCAGCAACAACAGGAGTCTGAGTCGTGTTGTTATTAGCCGGAGCTACATCACCGATTGAACCTTTCTCATCGAGTTCTTCTCTTGCAGTTTTACCATTAGGAAGAACCCAGTTGTTGAGAATGAGACTCTCAAATTCAGGAGTAATCTTCTCACCGCTGGTGTGATAGATATCAATGAGTTCACCCATGATATGCATCTTCTGGACAACCATACCGTTGTCGAGTTCTCTTACAGGTGGAATTTCTCCGGATATAATATGATACTTCGCAACAACTCTATTGACCATCTGTGCAACGATTGCGAGTTTTTCAGATTGAAATCCAATAGCTTCTCTGTTGTAATTCATATCCTTTTCATCCGGTGGTTGGAAAGCATCAGGAATCTTATTCTTTGTAGCTTCCTTATAGAGCTTCTCACGTTCACTCATGATAGCTTCTTCTTCAGCTTTGAGTTCAGCTTCCTGATCATCATCACCATAATCGATGTATGGATCATAATCAGTATCATCATCATCGATTTCATCAACCTGAGGATCAGTTGATATAGAAGGTGCTTGCTGTGGTGTAGGTTTTACTGGGGTTTCCTTGAAATCATTAACCTGAGGAGTGTTCTCTACTGTATCAGGTGTAGTGATATCATTAGCTTCTGCGTGTCTACGCAGTAATTCATCAAGCTTGTCGTTAGGCATTAATTATCACCCGTCCTTTGAAATAATATTATCTGTTCATATAGATATACAGTGTATATCTAATTACAAATTCAGTATGATATAGTTATAAGAATATATTTATATCTAGAATTTTATAATTCCATATATATATTATTAATATGAAGAAAGAGCAGAATGGCTCAAGTATTCAAAGTATACATATTTATATTTTACTAGGGGTCTAGTCAACCCCCACTCTTCGGAGTGTGATCTTTTAAGGAGGATCATTATGGCAAACTTCAACATTTCAATCAAGGGCTTCAACTTCAACGACAGTGGTGTAAACGTCAATCTCGACGAACTCAATCTCGCAACTGAAGTATCCGCTGAGGACATGAAGACCTCAGGTGAGACACTTAACAAGGCGCTGCCTGTAGTAGGAACTCTCATCAAAGAGGTTCTTGCTCAGCAGAACAAGCACGATGCTGAGCAGGCTGAGGCAAGAAGAAAGTCTGAAAAGGAGCTCGAGGAAATGAGAGAGCGTAATACTCGTCTCAATCGCATCGATTCTGATGCGAAATTCCAGAAGCTCGAAAACAGAATAAACTCTCAGGAAAGCAGAACCAATGATATAGTAAAAGGCATCGACACCTATGCAATGTCAATCACAAATGAGATCGCAAACATAAAATCTGCGGTTGATCACGTGAAAGGAATCAGAAACAAGATCGCAGGTATGACTGACAGCGATAAGAACTAATATGTTTGGCAGAAAAATACTCGAGGTTATGATCATGGTCCTTAAAGGACTGATCTAACCTATAAGCTCAACATCCCATATCAACAGGGGATGTAAAATATACTGTTAATGTACGGCAGATTAACGAAAAAAGAGCTCCCACACAGGGAGCTCTTTTTTCTTGTTAACAACGTATATCTGGAAGCTTCTTGAGATCAGCATACACTCCAGGGATGTAACTTAATACCATTCGTCTATTACGACCCCAGTGTTCAAAAGATCTAGCATATCTAACAATGTCACGTATATCGAAATACCAACATTCATTTCCACGATCTCTCAAACGAACTACAATTTGTTCAGTGATGATTAATGATGCTGCTTGATCAAAGTTTACAACACAACCAAGATTCTTAAAGTCAACACCAGTACCAGCGGATGCTGCTGTTGATAATATGTAGTCACATTCCATACTTTGAATACGTTCTCTCATTGGCATTTTACCATTGATGACACCAATCTTAGCACCAGCAAAGAAAGGATCTTTTCTCATCATATTGGCAACTGTATCAATGATTTCCAACATCGGTAATAGTATAAGTATACGACCATCATAAGTTTCAGTCTTTTTTGCAATCTTAGCCATTCGCAATACATTATTCAAGAACGGTTGTCCATTTCTGTAATGCATCAACATATTATAGTATGAAGCTTTTATGATACCCTTTTTACCAAACTTCAAATATTGTTTACATGTAAACCTTGACGGATTATAATGAATATCTTGTAAATAGATATTGATATATTCTTTTTGGTATTCTTCATATGAAGCATTTCCAACAAATCTATCAGCATCAAGATACATACGATTCAGGATATCATCTTCTTCAATACTACTACGACCAAGTGTTGCAGACAAATACCAGTTATGTTTGATATTACATATAGCATCGAATCTCATAATAGCTTTGAGTGCTAAGTGAGCTTCATCGATAACTTTAATACCATAACGAGCATCCTCGATGGATTTCATAAGTTGTTGCCAATCATTACGAAGTTCATTACCAAGTGCAGCAATCGTAACAATTGTCATCTTCTTATTTTTTCCATCATGAATATTGGTTGCGATGTCCTTACGGTCGATACCAAAGTTTTCAAAGTTCTCAATCCACTGATTCTTCAAATTGGCAGTTGGTGCAATGATCAATGGTTTGAGATGAAGTTTAGATATTGCATATGATGCCATGAACGTTTTACCGGATCCACCCTTAGCTTCAATAGCAAGTTTGGGTTTAGTAGAATGCAGCATAGCATTTATACAATCTTCTTGGAATCTGGAACGAGGTTTCATATTAACCTCAATATCAACAGATGCTGGAGTTGGAACATCAAGAGTTTTGTATCCTCTCAACATATGTTGAAGAGCTTCATCTTTAATACCAAGAATACCAGATGTGATATAGATAGTATCGTGATTTCCAAATATTGGAAATGCAGATTCCTTACCAGTATAGATAAAGAATTCACGAACAGGACCTTTCAGTGAAAAATATCTCAATACTTTACGTTTCATCTCATCTGATGGATCGTGTATAATGATACCAGTTGTCGTTTTCTCTATCTTCATACATGATCACCTTACATTTCCATATTCTCTTCATCTTGTTGTACAAGATTCTCAGCTTTATTTGTAGCCGCAAGTTTAAGCTTACCAGCATTCTCACGAGCCTTGTTTGCAAGTTCTTCATAATGATCAATGTCGAGTTGTGGAATCTGATCTGCAAGAGACAACTTTCTGAACTCACGAACTGTATCTGAATATCCTTCACTGTTCTGTGGAGGTTTAGCTTCATCAGCTGTAAGGAATGTCTTAACAAGCATTTCAGTTAATGATTCAAAGTTCTGAATCATTTCACTTGTAACTTCAAGCTGTTTTCTCATAGGCATTCTAAGAACATAATGCATTGTTGCAATAAGTTCTTCAGGAATATCAGTCTCCCATCTCATGATACGACGATACAACCAGGTTGCATCTTTATTGAAATCAAGTTTATATGAAGAAATCATTGTATTGAATCTTGTGTTTGCAAGTTCAGTTTCTTTAGCAAACTCAATTTCAGATTGACCACCAGTCTGAACCATCAATGAAGGAACTGGAGTTGAGTTGATTGCTTCATTCTTGAGCTGCTCAAGCAGTTCATTATTGATCGGAGCATCAGCTGGTTCGATCTTATCGAATGTAATAGGAGCTTTATCACCAGCACCCATAGGCATAATCAATTCAGAACCACCGGATACTTTGTTCATTGATGATCTGTAATTAAAGATATCATTTGCAGTAATACGACGAGCTGCAAATTTTCTTATTGTATTCTGGATAAGTTGTCTGTAGTCGTGATCAATACCTGACATGTGGAGATAGTAAACTCTGACAGCAGAATTGTTTATCTGGAATAACAATGAATACAGTTTCAAGAACATGTACATTCTCGCAGTAACCAAACCAGGTTCGAGCATTGAATGTCCTTTATTCATACCATCCTTATTGATAGAGAACTGGATAACATGTTCAGCAGGAATGAATATGAATCTCAACATTGCTTCATTAAACTTATGAGACATGAGTATTGAGACAATCTGTTTGTGAAGAGTTGTATTGTCTCTCATGAACTTGATGTTGAAGTTATTGATTATCTTAGTTGCAAGCTTCTCACAGAACATCTGGTCTGGTGAGAATGTATCATATCCAACTGATGGAGATCTAAGAGTATATCCAGTCAATCCAGAGTTCTTACGCTGACCAGATTCCTCAGTCTTAGTCATATCAGATATGTAGTAATAACCAATTACTTCTCTATCAATTCTGATTGGAATCAGTTTTGTTGATGGAAGTATTCTAAGATAGATACCTCTGATATTAGAGAATTCATTAAGAATTCCATCATTGTTATCATCCTGATTATTTACTTCAGTGAAGATATCATGTTCTTGAACAAATGAATTGAATCCATCATATTTACCTTTGTTCATATGGGCTTTGTAGGCTTCACGGATTTCAAATTCACTCTCTTCAATTACTGGAAGTGCAACATCCTGTTCAACATATGTGATATTCTGAGAGATGTAATCGATATCATTATCAACATCATCAGAGAATTTCTTCTGATCTTTAACAGATGAATCATGATACCAGGGGTAGAGATCCATGATTTCCGATTCAGTGAATACACTTTCGGGAGTACCATGAACAGTGTGTTCATTTATAATAGCATCTTTCAAAGATACTTCAAATGTTTCACTGTAACCATAACCTTTCATGTTCTGTTGGTGTTGAAACATGTTGGTCATTATGTTGGACTTGTCTTTTTTGTTCTTTGTACTCTTTGAGTTTTTGAACTTATAGAGATCCTGGAATACTTTAGCATATGGGATTGTATACAAATAACCTTCACCATATTCGAGTGTGTTGAATACGACGTGGTTCTTTATAATAGAATCAAGATCGAGACGTTCTTCAACATCATTGATCTTCTCCATAATGCTATTGACTTCTTCTTCAGGAAGATTGGTTCTATCAAATGTGATATTTCTTGCCATTCTACCAGTAACAACATCTGACTCACATATTGCATCACGAGTAATCTGTAATGCAACGAACCATTCTGGTATCTGTGATATAACCAGATCCAAGTCTTGACGTAATGCTATATCTGCTATAGTATTAACTGGAAGAAATGCAGCATCTTGAAGTTCCTGAGGAATTGAATCAAGATCAATTCCTTGAGTCTTATCATCCCATTTGATCTGAGCAATCTTAGTAACAAATGATTTGTCTGTTGACAGATTGTATTGTTTGAAGATTCTGGTAATCGTATCCTGAATCTCTTCTTTGGTGATAGATACACCACCACCAGACATTGCAGGTTTACCAGTAAGATCCGCCATCAAACCATTGATGATATCTTGATTATTAGTAGGCATTTATATCACACTCCTTTCTTATAATGATATTGGATTCAATGATATGTAAGTGTTATCATTGATGATATTCTGGTTCATTTCCTTATTGACAGATTTGTTATTGATATTTGCAAATCTCAAGTATGGTACTGTAAGTGTACTAGCACTAAGAAGATCTGTCTGGTAATCAGGTCCCATTACAATATATGGTGAACCAGTAAACATTCCTGCAGCACCGATATATTTGTCATTGACTTCATCTTTCAAAAGGAATGGTAATGACTCTTGTACATCACTTGCAAGTGTTTCACCCGCTGGATTAAGCTTTCCAGTCTTACCAACAATACCAGCGTTGTAGTTGAACTCCAACAAAGCTTTGTTAGTGTTTTCAACTTTGAACATATACCTGAATGTAGCTGATGTTTTAACATTTGTGATTGGACCATTGTTTGAATTTGTTAATGACGGTGTTGCAGATACTGGGAATATTCCATAATATTTGCACCAGTACAGAATCTTTGTACCAGATTCATTCGTTACAATGTCAAATAATGTTGCAGCATAATCAAGTGCTCTATCGTATGGATGTAATATCTTTCCTTCACCAACTACTTTACCAGGTTCATAGAAATTATTATCGTACAGATATCCATTATATGATGGAGCAAACATACCACTGTGACGTTTACTGATATACATCATCCATAATCTCAATGTTTCATAACATTCAAGATTTTTGGTTTCACTGAATGACGCTTCAAATGTAGAACCAATATTTGAATTTATGAATGTACCCGGAGTGATTGAATAACCCCGTGCTGATTTGCCGGTATTTTCATTGATACCAATTGTTGTACCAGTCGAGTTGAATCCATCTATTCTGTTAGATAATAGATAATGCCAATTAGATATAAGCTTATCATTATCAAATGAGCCTGTTACATATACAGGAGCTAACATCTGAACAACATGTGGGAGTCTTGTATATGTTGAGGCGAATTCCTCATCATTCTCAGCTTGTGAACAAAGCTTGATTCCATTGTCTCTGCACATTACATAACACTCAGGACGAGTGAAAAATAAATGGCGGAATCCTTTCCGCCATTCAACATCAGCAACTGGAGTCTTTGTTCTATTATATGAGAACATGATGGATCTATGAGCAATCTTCGGATCCGAACGAATGAATGGTGCTATAGGTGATATCTTGGTACGATCATTAGTCTCTTCATAATAAGCCATCTCAGTATCAAGTATTTCCTGTTTCACAGGATCATTCAACGGATTCACATTCGTTGTACTACCAGTGAAATCAGGAACATCCATGATACTACCATCATTCTTTAATTCTTTATGATATGCTGGTATATCTGCCAGATTCATGTCATTGATATCCTTTGTCAGATGCATACTTGGATCTGTAGTATAGAAATTTTCTTTACTGATCCTGATAGCTTCGACAGCATGAACAAAATGATCTTCAGGAGTGAGAGTTTTTTCTTCAGGACTCAAATACGGAGGAGTATCAGTTCTAGGATAACCACCAGCATTGTGTGTATCTGGGTGCAGCAGAACATCAGTCATCCATCCTTCTTTATAGTCTTTTTTATTCTTTGCCATATAATCACCACCTTGGGATTATACTATACTTGACATTACATTGAGTATCTTTCTTGATGTGAGTTGCACAAGTTTATTCAGACCATATCCAGTCATGTTAGTTTTGTATGCTGAAGAAGTAAGCAACAAGAACAGATATGAGATATTTTCGATACTGAATATCAATGGGGTTCCACATACAGTTGTGAAGTATGACATATACATGGAATCCAAGTCTTTATAACGTATAGCATTTATCTTCTTAATCTTATTGATAATATCCATGAAGTTCTGAGAACCTATAGTTTTAGCATCTTCAATAATAGAAGCTGCAATCTTAGCATCAATCTTGTCATCCATAATCTTTGCATATGGGATTGATGTAGCATCAAGCTCATTGACATCTCTGAATAACATGTAGAAATATGTGATGAGATACAACATCGCTTTGTTAAGATTATCACCCTTCATGTAGAGTTTTTGTTGGAGTGGAGCTGTAACCATTACCAACCAAACCTTACACAAAGTTAACATTAGCTGTGAGTTCATTATGAAATCATTCTGTTTACGAGTGATACATAATGCAAGATACGCAGCTTCAAGTACAGCCATGAGTTTAGGTGTTTCTTGTAGTGATGTAATAACGTCAAGGAATGTATTAGCAAATACAAATGCTGTATGTTTACCATCCTTAGAGATTATGATGTATGGAAGACATACTGGAATCTTAGATGTTTCCTTATTATCAAGAATGATGATTTCACCTTTGATGACAGCTTCGATTGCTTTCTTGCAGATAGCATCACCATTGAGTTTCATTATTGAAATAACCTCCTGAATATGTTCAGGGTTTACTCTATACTCTTTCATCTTCTTGATCTCTTCACGAACACCATTACTGAGATCAGAAGTTTCGTTGAATTTCTCATACAATGAAGTCTGAGATAATTTCGGTAGTGCTGTTTCCTGTATAATCTGAATCATAAATTCACGTCCTTTATTTAATATTCATAACGCTTTATAAAGCGAGATTACAATTTTGTCTGGGGGTCTTATAATGGATAATTTAATGTGTGCCACAATTCTCAGATTCGATATCACTCTAATAAATAATGTATCATCACCGTTGTTAATATCTAAGGATGATGTCGTTTCTATTTCAATACAACAGGATTTCAATAACAACATCTTTCCAATGTTTCGTATTCGTCTCTATACTGATATCACAACTCTCACATATATAAATGAGAATCCTAAGAATCTCGACATGACTATCAGTGCAACTCGAGATATTTGTGAAATCAATCAGGAAGATAAAACTTTCGGAAGAACATTAGAAACATCAGCATTTGGTATATATCAAAATAAAAAGCTTAGATGTTACATTGAATCCAAGAATACACCGTACTCTGAGTACGATAACTATCAACAAGGTATCAAAAAAGATGATTCTCTGAATACTACATCGAAGGTACCAATAACTCTATACTGTTATGATGAAGAAGCTATAAGGAATATCAAACGCAAAGTCACATCGATATTCAAGAACACAACACTTATGGAAGTAATCAATTACATGGCTAATGAATGTAATTTGAAAGGTACAGTAGCTTCATTAGATAACAATGAAAAATTTGATCAGATACTCATACCGAATCTATCGTTTATCGATGCAATTTCCTATTTGGATTCATATTATGGTTTATACAAATCTGGAGCGATGTTAACAACTGATGCTGGATCTGGTTATATAATATTAGGTCCATTAAGTCGAGATATCCAATTATTACACAATAACACAATAAACATCAGAGTCACTTCATATAAAGCTGGAAATACATTTTCAGGTTTATATTATAATTCAAATCTTACGGGTGAATTGTCTTGCACAGCAATAACTACCGATACAGCTGTATCAATCAAGAGTGCTACAGATATTGAACAAACTGTCAATCCAAAGATATTCTCAGCAATCAATGTTGAAGATTTTGATGTCGAATCATCTGAATTAAAAGAAACATTCAAACGTTCATATTCATCAAACATTACAGCTCCAAGTTTAATCCACAAAACAAAAAATAATTTCTTGACATCAATGTACAAAACACTTGTTGAAGAAAAGAATACTCAGATCGATGTTTCAATGGATCTTGCTTACATACGTCCTGTTTTATATCATGCATTCAACAGATTTACATTTACATTCGATAATCTTCCACGTGGAATAAATATCGATAGAGTTTACAGACCGATGCAAGTTACTGATGTATTTACGAACATTGGCAGTGGTAAGTTCACTGGTAAAACGACAATAAGTTTATGTTGAAAAAAGAGGAGGGCTTCACGCCCTCCTCTAAATCATCAACCGTGCATTGTTGTGAATGCATCACCTGTATTGTACATTGCTGCGAATTCGCCTCTGTACTCATCGCCGATAGCACCTGTAACCTTAGCGGCCTTCTGGTTGTTATCAAGCTTCTGGTTGAGTTCTGTATTCATCTGAACGATATCAGGCATTACAGCCTTTACAGATACGATAGACTGAGCAGCCTTAGGATCAAGACCATTAATAACTCCGAAGAGAAGAACCTTGTTTACTTCTGCGATTGCAGCAAGAAGTTTCTCAGTTGAATCCTTTCCGAAATCAGTTGAGATCTCTCTTCCACATGCTGTGCACCAGAGTTTTCCATCAGAACGCTTTGCGATTGCAAGCTTAGCCTGCTGACGTCCATCGAATACTACATGACAGCAGCATCTCTTTGCAGCTGATACCCAGTCGGGAACCTTATAGTTTGTGTCACCAGCGTGTGCCTGCTGGAATGCCATGACTCTTGTCATATCAGAGATAATCGGTCTCAGTGCTTCAACTACCTGAGGCGAGATTCTGAACTGTGCGTTGTTATCCATTATTTTCGTCCTCCTTATTTGAACTGATTTACGACTTCGTGAAGATTAGGATACTGTGCCTTAGATACATCTGTAATGCATATAAGATATTCTGCAGTCTTAGGCTTCATATCATTATATACAGATAAGAGGAATCTGTAGCACTGTGTCATATCGAGACTATCGAGCTTGCTGAATACGAAATCCTTGAGAGACTGAACGAACTTCTGCTGATTAGCTGTGAGCTTCAGATAGTTGTTCTTCTTCATCAGAAGTGCTGCTCTGATGATCTTCTCAGGATCTGTATATACCTTGAAGATATCAGCAGTGAGCTGTTTCTCAAAGTTCATGAGTTCTGTAAGAGTTGTCTCATTGTTTACAGCGATTGCTCCTGCGATTGCTGGAACTTCAACGTCTTCGTCGAGTCCTGGACAGAGCTCTCTTACATTAACAATGATATCCTTGAGAAGTACAGAGATTGCATTCTTGAGATGCTGAGTCTCACGAACATTCTTCTTCTGAAGATCCTCAATCTCTTCAGCCTTCATCTTGGATGTAGGTTTGTGATCCTCAAAATACTTATTGATTACTGTCACAAACAGTGCTCCAACAAGATGTGCATCTTCAAGGAATCCGTTTGTTGCAAGTCTTTGCATTACAACATTCACAAATGCTGCATCCATACAATGATGTTCGATTGCGAATCTCAGTGCTTTAGCCTTTTCTTCAGAGTCTCCGACTTCAAGCAGATATGCTGAAATTCTTGGGAGTCTGTTGGCGATGTCGGAATATAACATGTCACGTGCATGCTTTTTGATGACAAGTTCTTCTTCCGGGTTTCTTGGAATTGGTGCACCTGTTCTTCTGAGATATGACTCTACAGAATCCAGACACACTTCATCCGTGTCCATAAGTCTTACCATGGTAAATTTCTACTGACTACTTGGGAGGAACCAAGCTATCTCACTGTCGACATGAGATTTAATAGAACCAATCCGTCAGTATATCCTCCTTTATTAATTTATTCGACAATCAATTGATCCTATTTTGGATACACAGCTGTACCGTGTTACCAGAATAATTATATGTATATGTCAAGTCCGGATTATAGGTAGGGCTACAATCCGGACGGATTTTATACATTATTTCTTACTCATTTCTTTTTCGAATTCTGCAAATGAACGTCTCTTGCGTTTTGTCATGAATGCTGGACGCTCTGCTTTCTTGAGGTTCTCACTGATTGATGCTGTCTCTGTATAGTTAACTTCTATGGTCTTGAAGTCTACTGGCTGAAGTCCTGCAACTATGAGAGATACATCGATCTTACCATTATTATCATCTATAACGATATTCTTGTATCTGTCTGAACAATGCTCAATCTTAGGAAGGATATCATCAAATACAATCTTTGAATCTTCTCCAGCATTGATGGATTTCATTGAGAATGCTGCAACTCCGTAACCTCTATCAGAAGGATCCCATGTCGGCTGATATGATGATACTATTTCCTTTGCAAGCTTTCTACTAACTTCATCAACAGAATCTCCTGATACAGATATTGCGAAGAGCCTTCCATCAACCATGAGGATGTTATTCAGATCTGATGCATCGATTGAATCGTTGTCTGTTGTCTCATACTTATTACCAAGCAAAATATCAATAGCTTCAACGATTTCAGCATTGACCTTTCTGTAGTCTGATGAATTAGGATTACGGAAGATCATGTATGTTCTGATACCAACATCACCGAGCTCAACCATGAGGTCTGTTGTGTTGAGGTGATATGCATCCGGATCATCCATGTTCGGGCATATGATTATTGGGATGATGTTGCAATATTCATTACGTGTTTTGAGCTGTTTGCAAAGTGCTGGACAGCTACCAGAACCTGTACCACCTGCAGCTGATGTAACAACGAAGATTGTATCAGTCTCTTTACAGATTTCATACATCTCATCAAGCTTGCCGTTATTGCTATTCCAGAGGAACATTTCACGACCACGCTCACGGTCTCTACCGGAACCATCATTGTCATCAGCGATGATCGGAATATACTTGATTGAAGCAACATCATCAAGTGATATATGTCTTGTCTGTGAGTCGATTGCGAACAGTATAACATCATTGAGATTCTTCTTTGCAACCTCACGAACGATAACGCTACCTGTATTGCCTAAGCCTATAATTACTTTATTCATTTTAATTAAGTCCTTTCGTAATATAATTTATATCGGGAGTCTCTATGAGACTCCCTATTCATAATGTTTAGTGTTTGTCGTCACATTTGATTCTGTACTTGATATCTGCCAGAGGAGTCAGTACAACGATATCACCATCAGCAATATCTATCTGGAAGATATTATACATATTAACAGTCTGCTTTGTACGTCTAGCGATTGCCAGACCGGCTGTATAAGTTGCAGCCATCATCGGGATAATTGCATTGGATACACAGAGATCAATGCCATAATCATCGAGTAATGCCTTATAAACATCAGTCTCAATCTTGCTAACAGTCTCTGTCAGATTCTCAGTTCTCCATCTCTCATAAGCCTCAATCATATCAGAGTTACTCTTGATTCCGATTGAATCCTGATGATTGTTTGACTTGAAGATTGGGTCTTCTTTGTGTACCAGCTGTGGAACGATGTTACGAGCTTTATCAGATTCGGAAAGGTTCGTGATATACTCGAGAGATACACCGGCAACTGTGATAGCGAACTCAGGTGTTGGCTGTTCCTGTGCAAACTTAGTTACTGCTTCCCAGCCAAGGATGAATGCGAGTGGGAATGCTGCAGGAATTCTAACCTTGATACCAAACTCTTCTTCGAAGATTCCTTTGGCAATCTCGGGAATTTCCTTGATGAGAATCACATTATTCTCATATGGCTGCATTGCAACCTCACGAGCCTTTGCTTTCTCTGCAAGCATTTCCTGGATTGTTTTGTTGATAGTCATTTAGATTACCTCTTTCTGAATGTATTTATAATAAACGGTACCCTACCGTTATTACACTTTAATCATATAAATATGCTATATTAGAATTTTAGATTAATGATATCTTATTTATGATATTCGAATATTGATCGGTATTGATGTTATGTGATATAACGAATAGTTGATCTATATGAAGAAGTTTAGATACTTCATCAAGCATTGATATGAACTTATCTTTGAACTCATGATCAAGATATGCATCGATCTCATCTATCAGAATGATATTGTAGTTAGTCAATTGGGTAGACAATGCTAATGACAATACCAATGCAAATATAGTAGCTTCTGATTGAGATCCATATCTGATATCATTGGATTGAATAAGATCATGTGTGAATGGAATGTTTAATGTAGACTCAGATACTTCTGGATCATTAAGTTTAACAGATCCATCATAAATAACATCCAATAGATGATTTGCAATCTTTACAGATTCATCCAATGTATTGTGAATCATTACAACTGGAAGACCTTTTGTTGATGATGTAGCATCTGCTATCAAACGACATTGAGTATCCTGTTCTTTATTGGTCATCAGTTCATTCATTGTCATCTTACAGTGTGAATCATCTTTCTTTAATGAATCAAGTTGAATTGATAATTCTGATTGTTGAGATAGATAATCATGATATGTTCTATAATGTTCATCATGAGTTTGCTGAAGTTGATCTAATGTTTTAATAGTCTCAGTAAGCTTATCTATCTTAGCATGAACCTCTCCAACATTTACTCCATTCAGATGTGATATCAATGCTCGATTCTTATCATTAGCCAATATAGCTTCTTCAAGTTTAACCTTTTCTCTCAACATCATTTCACGTTTATCACTTAATTCATCAAGATGTTTGTTGATATCATTGATAGCTTGAGTTGGGTCTGTATCATCTATCATAACAGATTCAATCATCTTTATATTATTCTCAACATTCTGAAGTTGTTCAATTAACTTACGACGTTGCTCATTGTCAACAGCAGCTTCATATAATGATTTCACATAATCAAAGTCTACTCCCCATTTACTTGATTTGATATTAAGCATAATGGTTTCAATATTAAATGTATTCTTCAATTCATCCGGATACTCAGTATTGATGAGTCTTTTGATTGATGTTATATTCTTCCAACAATGATCAATATTCTCCAAATCATCAATAGTCAATTTACTTTTGGTCGCAGATTGATATGATTTGAAGTATACTTGGAATTTGTCATATGTGTTCTTGTATATACAATTCTCATGATTACATTTTGGATACTCACCAGGTACTGATGACAATATCACATTGAGACGATTCATTGCATTTCTTTCTTTTTCACCGTCATTCAATACAGCTCCTTCTCGTATCAGGAATGCAGGAATGTCAACATTATCAAGAACCATCCTGACAACCATATCCAATAGATCATCATTAAGAGTTGTCACTATTTCACTTGCCATGGAATTGATTGTCTGAGTGAGATTCAAAGCTGCTCTATAGAAGTCTGGAGCTAATGATATGATCTTATTAACCTTGATAGATTTTATCTGTTCTTCGAGTCTTTCTTTCACTCGTTTCATATCATCGTAATCATCTTTCATCCTTTTAGCTTTAGCCATTGATGCTACAATATCATCTTTCTTTTCATCAAACTTATCCATCTCAACAAGCAGATCATGATACTTAGTCTTCAACTGTTCAAGCTTTTTATTCAACTCTATACTCTCTTCAGATAATCTGGTATATGTAGAATCATCATATGAACCGATGCGTTTACTAACTTCATTGACATCTTCGAGTATCATATTGAGTCGCTGTAATTCATTGTATGGATCTTGATTCTTTATGGATGTGATCATTCCAAATAATCTATCCATATTGGATTTAACACTACTCATCGAGTTAATCAATGCTGTGTATTCTTTCTGTTTCTCACTTAACATCATCTGAAGATTCTCATATGAACCATACTTCTTTAATATAAATTCTTTAGTATTATTCAATGATGAAATGGTCTTGCTGATATATCGATGGTCTGCAGTTGACAGTTTATGAATCTTATCATAAATATCAACACCGAGAGCTTTATTAAGTAATGTCTTTCGTTGAGTAGCATTCATTGTACTGAGAGAATTCAATTGAGTTCCATTAATAGTAAACTGGAATGCATATCTATTCAATCCAAACACTTTCTCAATTACTGAATTGAACGTATTAACTCCACCACTGCTATTGAGTTCTTTACCATCACATACAATGGATGATATAACTGAATGAGATTTGCCACTGGGTTTATATGTATGATTGATATGATATTCTTTACCACCAACTTCATATGTTATTTCTTTGACACCAGTCTCACCAGGAATTATCAATTGTAAATCAGAACGTTCATCGCCACTGAGATTTATTGACGAGAATGGATGCAGTTGTTGAATAAGAACAGTCTTACCACTTCTATTAGGTCCACAGATCTGATTGATCGTCTTATCAGTATTATCAAATTCATAGTAGACTTCTTTAAGATTCCTACAAGCATAAATACTACTGAAATTAATTAATCTAATACTTTTGATTTTCATAATAGCCTCCTTATAGAATACATTTAAATCATATAAATATCGGTTCCAATAATATCAAAGAAACAAATTAGTTGGCGGGCATTTCGCCCGCCAATAATTTATCAGAAAGAGGAAGACGAAGGATGATATGTTTCCGAACCATATCACGAATCTTATGATTCAACCTTCATTATTACGTTGTACCGTAATCACGAAATTATATTTTCTTTATTGATTATGATTCTATATGTGTTTCCAGCAGGTACTACGTTAGCTACGATGATAGAATCATTCGTCAGTTCACGTAACGGAGTTGTTGTTATCCATGTACCATCATCATACCATATCTCATAGCCGACAGTTTTGATCTTAGCATATGTACCTCTGAGTCTGAACAATGCTTCATCATGCATCATGTCAACATTGTTATCAGCCATTTTGAGTTTAGTTCTCCATTTGGATACATCAAACAATGCTAATGAGTCTTTTGGAGTCATTTTAACACGAGCATGAACAACTTCATCGAAAAGTTTCAGCATATCAGAGTTTCCACCGTTATCAAATATACCACCAAAGATATACACGAATTCGTCCTTGGTGAATTCAACCATATATGATTTGAAATAACCAATGACTTCTTTCAGAGTTTTGAAATATTCTTCTCCAAGAGTCTTGAACTGTAATCCACCAAGTGAACTGTTCGTATATGATTCAAGTCCTTTAATTATAGAACGAATTAACATTGCCATCGCATTACTGTCTTTCTTGGTTTCAAGCAATCTTCCATACAGTACAGGATTTGATCTGAAGAGTAATGCTTCGAATGTTGTTGGACCATAGTCGCTATTACCAGTATCAAGTATAACTTTAGATGAGATAATCTCTTTATACTTAAGACGGATTGTAGTTGAAAGTATATCTGATGTTCTGACATCTTGTAAATCGATATCTTCTAAAGTTCTATAGAATTTATCCAAGAAGTCATCATTTGTAAATGGATATGTATCTTGTATCTTAAGTTTAGTAACATCTTTATTCAGAACATTGTAAAGCGATATTGGATATGAGAGTTCTTCGAAGTACACATAGAAATCAGCAACGTTTGGTTTGAAGAAGTTTTTGAATCCCATGTATTCAGATTGACCTAATTGGAATTCTTTACAAATTATATCATCCGGATCATAGTCATCATCAGTATACCAACGTCTCATAGGATCAACTAAGAATACATGCGAATATACATCAGTGACTTGTCTGTACTCACGAATGGTTGTTGCATTGAGAAGCTTATCTCTGAGATATGTCCAGATGTTCTTTGCATCAGTCATTAATACTTCACCAACATTGTTGTTTTGCATCTGAATAACCTTTTCCAACATTGGTTTGAACTTAGTGGGTTCGATGTATTCCATCTTATCCATCTTAGCATAGAAAATGTAATCAGATTTAATATCGAAATTGAATGAAGTTATCTTGAATGGAAGTCCTGGTTTGAGTTCCTTAGGAGAACCATCATCATTCAATCCATTGAATAACATATCAATGCAAGCAGGTTGACCAAGATAGTTTCCATTAGGTACATAAAGTTCACCCTTGATTGAACGTCCTTGAACATCAATCAACATCCAATCCATCAGAATGATCAATACATTTACAGCATCGAATACACTGATACTGGATGACCCATCTACATTATAATTGATACTGATCTTGGTATATGCAGTTTCTTGTTTTCTGTCGAGTAATCCTCTAAGTAATATAGATACCTGCCAGAATATATCTTCAGCTGACATGTGAGTTGATAACTGGATATACTTTGAATTTGATAAAGTATAATTCATTTCATTGATCATCTGTTCAACATCTTTACCATTCCACCAACGAGGATCTCCAGATGTGATTTCTTCAATAGAATATTCTTTATGTTCTTCACGGAATTTGAAGTATGAAGTATTCTCATCAGCAACACCTGAACGACGGAATACAATTCTGGTTACCGGTTTTCCATCCTTGTATACAGGAACTCCATCTTCAAACTTCTGTTGTTTAACCATTATCAATGAATAGATATCCGTACTCTCATAACCGATGAGATCTTTCACTCTATACACTGTATTGGTTCCTTTGTCCATAAGTATCAGACGGAACTTTTTGAGAAACTTGATAATGTTTGTTCCTTCCATCAATGATGATGGTAATCCGTACAATTCGAAATAGTTGTTAGCAGCAACGTTATTCATGTACATCATGGATGATGCTTTTCTAGATAACTCATTCAGAGTATTACCTATTGAAAGATATATTGTGAGGAATCTGATAAATGAATCATAGTTCTCATAAATAGATGAGAAGTTACCTCTAAGCGTGTTGTATACATAATCACGAGTCTGATTATATGTATTAACAAATACATGAATCAAATCGGATTCAACTGTAACATTACCGAATGTCTTGTGGTATGTTGAGAGTTTTCCAGTATTGATTTTCATGATTGCTCCATCCTTTGCAGGACGAGAAATCTCCAACGGTATTGAATAACTTCCAAGGTATCTAATGTATGTGACATTAGGATACTTTGCCAAGGTCTCCTTATAGTAATCAGAGTTAATGAACAACTCTTGATACTTATAAGGCATTTCATGAAGTGGCATGTTGCGTTGTAATGAGTTATCACCTGCATAGATGTCATAGAACTCATCCGGTACGAGTACGATATCATCACCCTCAGCAGGTTGTCCAGTAAGTTCCAAATAATACCTATTTGATTCTTTATACGTATCGATGTAATTCTTACGCGCTATTGCTTGTAATGTGTCCTTGCATAACTGAGGCATGAGAACTGGAGCATCAAGATAACGTTTGATTTTATCTTCTGAATATTTGAGATTTGTCATTACAGAAATCATTAATGAACGAGGATATGTATATGAAGTAAATGAGTCGGTGCGGTTTACAGCATTTACATAAGCTTCACCTCTGAGTTTAGATTCAGGAGTCTCATAAAGTTTAGCTTCTGCTTTATTCTTGAATTCTGTATTTGATACAATCATCTGTAATTTCAATAAATATTCAGACATTGGGTTCACAGCTTTATTTATATCCATAAGGGTCAATCCTTTCTATAAGATTATCAAATCGTGAACAAAAAAGAAGATTAGCAGGGCTTTACAGCCCTGCATAATTAACTGCTTCATTGAGCATTTCAGTTCTGAAATCTTCTTGTAACTGCTCCCAGTCAGTAAGCTCTTGCTCATACTCAGCGACTTCATTTCGATATTCTTCATCTGTAGATGTAGAGAAGTGCATATCTCTCGTGATACTACCAATTATGATATCGATCATGTCTTGCTTAGTATAATATCCCGCATGTAATGGTTTATCAGGATATATTGTATTATACAGATTGATCATATCAGGTACTGTATAACATGTGAGCTGGTTAATTATATTCGATTCAGTGCTTTCACGTGATGTAGAATCCAGCATGAAACGCATATCATTCATGAGCTTTTTATTTCTACACATCAATCGGTTCTTGTTTCCCATTTCTTTGTTGCCTGGATAGAATCCGTTCCTATTACCAGGAACATTTGGTCTCAGTGTCGGATCCAAGAACGTAACATCTTCACCGAATACATTCGATAGATAATTAGCAATGATGTGTCCATATTCAACAATATAATGCTCAGAGAACATCAGCAATATTACCGGATAATCAATCGTCTCATTCGTATTAAATAACTCATTATACACTTTGATCATAGTGTCAGAGTTCATGAGATGCTTGAGATAACCAGCCTGTTTGTTTATAAGCGATGGTCCACCAGGAGTTCTGATATACTGTTCATTTCCAGTATGCGGTGCTGGATTCATTACATTCACATATGAGATTCTATAGTTGTTATTTTGTGGCGGTGCATTCTTTACGATATCCCCATAGTCAGTCCAACTGATACTATCACTTGTATCATATGAACTTCCTTTCGATACGTCAAGAATATAATACTGAGATTTTAACAATACATCTTTCTCGGTTGTCGGTACCATGCAATTGATATAACATCTCAGCGACATCAATAACATTTATTCATCATCCTTTTCAACATACGAGATATTGTTTGTAATCCAGTCTGTGAAATCTGCATGTTCTTCCAGATTTATCTCAAGATATCTCTCAAGGAAGTTCGGATACATGTTGATATCATTCAGACAGAATCCATACAGAAGTGTGATCGGATTTGCAGTTAACGGACCATTCTTAGCTTCGACACTTTCGAAATGATTATATACTCCCTTAGGAATCATTCTCAGGAAATGTATATCAATATCCTTATTATAAGGAATATCAGTGAAGCATTCCGTCTTTAGATACTCAAAGAAGTTGAGTAATCTCTTACCCTGTTCTTCAGTCAATGAATATGTTGGTTCAACGGTAACTACCTGTGGCTGGGGTGTTACAGGTGCTTCATTTGTTTCTGGAGCACAACGACGAATGATCTTCTTATAGTACATAACAAGTACCTCCTTAAATATTAAACAAAGTCTGGGTCATCACTAAGAACTGGTTTCTTGATATACATATCAGGAATCTCAACAGTCTTAGTCTTTTCTGTCATCTCGATAGAACCGAGAGTTGCGTTCGCAAGCATTCTCATTCTTGCTTCTGGAGTTATTCTCTGTCTGAGTGTTGAATCTTCGATTATTCTTCCACAAGACAAACATTTATACACTGTATAGGTTTCATCTGTATGAGCAATATCGGATGCACCGCAAATACATTTGAATATCTTCGTAGTTGATGGAAATACGTACGCATAATCTATACACACGGGCTCCACTCCATTACGTAATCCCCAATTCGCATAATTTATTCGACTGATACCTACGTCACCAAGGATACATCTAGAACTCCAATCTGCAAGAATCGCTTTTATCTCATCTCGATGATTATATAATTCCTGATATGAAGTCATCGCTGGGCAATACTCAGCTGTTAATAGATTTCCACCTTTAGATATCTCGTGTGAATATGACATTCCATGTTTGAGAATATCACACATTGCATATTCTTGTTTATTGTCTGCCACACCATCATTATCAAGAGCAATCTTCAAAGCATAATCGTCATATTTAACAATGAACCGATTAGTACCAGTTCCTACTTCTATGAACTCTACTTTATACTTTGTGAATAATTCAACAGCTTTACTCTTTCTAGATTCTGGTAGCATTCCTTTTTGATATACAAGTTCACCTAATTCACACTTCAAATCAAGTGGTAGTTGGTTCAGTCTTGATCTATATGTATAAAGCATGAATACATGTCTCCTTAACATAAAATGATATGCGGGGATATATCCCCGCATACATCAATCATTACTTCCAGTTCTCCTGTGCACGAGCATACCATGAACCAGGCTGTTCCTGTGAAGCACCTTTGAAAGGTGATACATACTGCTGAGGTTGTGGTGTTGTATAACAGTAAGCCTGCTGTGGGTTAGGATTGCTCCAGTTAATCTGAGGGCTATCATATACAACAGGAGTTGCATATGCTGGATCCCACATTTCCTTCTTGTTGATAGGTGGAACAATCAGACCCTGAGATGCATCTGCATAATTTCCATATGGTCTTGAGAGATATGCTTCATCATAGAATGGCTGCATGAAAGCATTGTTGTTGTTCATAGGACCGACAGGAGCTGTAAGCTGTGCCCAAGGACTTACCGGAGATGGCTGTGGATACTGCTGATTCATAGGAACTGCAGGCTGCTGATACTGAGGAACCTGTCTATCCTGTTCGATAAATCTGTTGAGTATCTGTGTGTTAACAGGCTGCTGAGGGAAGAACTGCTGCTGACTCTGCTGCATCTGTGATATGTCAGGACCCATGAATCTTCTACTCTCTACAGCCTGAGGCTGATACTGCTGATACTGCATCTGTGCGAATGGATCTACAGCTCCACCACCATAGTAGTATCCCTGTGTTGCCATTGGTGTTTCCTGATACTGATATTTGATAAACTGCTGTTTACCTAATTCAGGAGCATCAGGATTTGGAAATTCGTTACTCATTTTAAAATCCTCCTTTAAAATATTCCAGCAATCAAGTATGCAAGCATCTTGATATGCTCGAGATCTGAGATTATGTTAGTATTAACAGGATATGACCAAAGCGTTCTCACTGTGATATATCCTTCATTGATACGTTCAACATATCCGATTGAATACGGAGATCCAGGCTGGTGTACAAGCATTCCGATATATTCTGATGGAACATCGAATCTTGCAAGTTTGTACTCAGTCTCCATCGGTGAACACTGTCCCGATACATTGATCTCATACTCTTTTGTGACTGTAATTCCGAAGTCACGTTCAAGTATTGTCAAAACTCTGATAACCTCGTTTATTATTCCACGGAGCTGATCCTTAGGAACCGGCATGGTTAACAGATAATAGCCGAATGGGGCTGTGATTGGTGTCTCTCTTAACATGCATCTTGTACCTGCAAGAATGTTAGGAAGAATCTGTTCGAGACGTACGATTCTTTCTGCCGCTGGCATTCTGACATGGTCAGCGAGACTGATTTTCAAACCTATCAGCTGATCTCCCTGAATTACCTGAACCGGATATGAAGTGGTAATCAGCTGATCGTATGGGATGATATCATCCGCATACCAGATCTTGGTCTGTAAAGATCTAATCATTGTATTTTCCTCCTATTTCTGATTTCAGATAACAGTATCCTTCTGTTATCCATTTTAACAATATAAATATCGTTTATATATTTTTACAAGCTTGCCCTACCAAGCTTGATTGGATTATTGAGCTCTAGCGTAATTGAGTTGCTGAAGTTCTGTATATAACGGCTGACCCAGAGGAACATTTTCAGTTATATCAGTTCTCAACGCAAATGATGTTGGTGTGAGGAATGGTTGTCTATAAGCAATACATGTTGATTGATCTGCTTGATCTTTCTCACGTTGCTTTGCAGCTTTTATCATAAGATATTTTTCATCACCAACCATATCAATATTTATGATTCCTAACCAGTCTGCAACTTCAAGAATCTCCCCAAAATCTTCACATGATTCGCTACGTCATGCAGTTCTCTTATGAACTTCTCTGTCATTATAACAGACGGTGAGACTATATCACGTTCTTTAACAAGAACCCTACCATTTCGCTTTAATCTGGAATTATGAGATTATTACTCTCAACCAGAACCACACATCGCTTTGGCGCTACTCTACTCCTTTCGGATATGACATCCTTATTCCAATCAAGACGTCTCCCGACGTGTTAGTATGATTGAGTTAGTTTCGATAGTCGTTGAACCTTTTAAATTTCGGAAATGAATTTTTATTAAAGTATAAATCAGATATTGACTTATAGCAATTCTTATATTTTATACCATGAATAAGACTTAGTGTACAATTTATATGATCTCGTAACTCAACAAGAGTTTTCTTACAATCACCATCAAATTTAACAAGAGTCTTACATATTTCATGAACTTCTTTATTGGTTAATATTGAATGTGGATGGTCTTCACATTTCTTGATAGGTATGAGATTGTGTTTATAAGCTCTGCGAATGTTTTCCAAATGTGTAACCCATTCAAGATTAGAAGCTCTATTATTCATCTTATTACCATCAAGATGATCAACTTCACATTTTTCAGAAGTTTCACCATCAACGAAATGTTTTGCAACTATTCGATGAAGTTTCTTTGTTTTTGCTCTACCAGAGACTGACATCAATTCAACCATCGCATATCCTTTTTCAGATAAGCATATTGACATGATATTTCCACTATGAATATTTCGTATGAATCCATAATTAGAAACCTCATACATTCCGGGTTTTATATCAGCATATACAACTGGTTTCCATTTCACAGTCTTTAGATATTGATAAATAATCTCAGAAGTATTATCTTTAATAATCATCACTCCTTTCATATTGATATAATTCCGAAATTTAATTTGGTGGCTGATACACTGTTATGTCATCCCGACATTACGTTACGTGATCCCAGCAGTTAAATAGGTTTGCACATACAATCACTTGTATGTGGCGCAGTTTTGTTTACGCAACAGAAATATTACTTCTACCAAGTAATATGTCAGAACGTACATTTCCATTAGCACGATTACGATATGCATCATCAAGTGCTTGAGCTCCTGAACGGTTTAACTGATGAGCTGTTATGAATGGAATATCCAATTCAACAGCAATACTTTTGAATTCGTTCATGATAACATTTAACTCAGACTTTTCACTACTGAGAGTTGAAGCATCTGTGCGACCTGGACGAACTCGCTTTATATAATCAAAGAATACTGCAACAACCTGTTCTTTATCAGTATTGAATGTATTGATGATATCACGGATATCTTTAGTAGATTTCTCTCGATATCCATAATACAATATTACAGAACGGAATCCATGTGAATTCAAAGCTGTATTGAACATCTTTGTTGCTTCTGAAGCTGTATATGATCTCATATCTGTATTCGGATAAAGAATACTCCACAGACGTTTGATAGTCTGAGACATGTTGTTCTCCATTGATATGTAAATGGATACTGGGCGTTTTCCATTTAACGATTCTTTCAGATGATCATTATAACGAAGAACATCGATATGTGATTCAAGTAGGATACCAGATTTATAGTTAGCTGGAAGAGCTGCATATACATACAAAGCTCCATTTACATAACCTGGTGAAAGTAATGTGTTGAGTGCTCTGACTCCAGTAACGACAACATTTGATATGTTTGTAGAATCCTGAGCATGAGCAACAACGTTTTCCATTAATTCCGGTTGTCCAGTATCAAATTGATGTTGTGATACTGATACGTTTGCTACATCATATGCATCACATATCTGCTTAGCAAACTCGTGAACTCTTTCAACTGACTCAGAGAGATTCTCCTCATTCTCATCATCAATCATATCCATCGATGTGATGAATGTGTTCTTTACTTTCAGAATGTTTGCATACTTCAGATATGTAGATAATATCTTTGTAAGATGAACCACTTCCGGAATTGTAGTAATGGTTGGGTTTCTTACAATGTCTGCAAGAGTATTATATATCTCTTCATCTTCACCCTCAACTTTCATCGTTTCAATCATCAACGATATATCTCTGACTCCACGTTCAAGATACGAGATAACACGTTGAGTTGTTAAGTAGTAACTTCCTTTGTTCGTTGGATATGCAGTCAGGATTCTTGAAAACAGAATCATGTTCTGTGAAGTCCTGAACTGGTGCTGTGTAATAACCGATAATATATTTTTATATATCGATTGTTTGAGTTGTTTCATTCCAATCACATCCTTCATTTTTGATTCATGTAATGAACTGTTAATGTGATACTTTAATTAATCAACCCCGGGAATTCCCGGGGTTGAACAACTATATCATGTAGGTACATAACGTCCATTATCTCCATGCATCTGCAGTAAGCATGAATCAAATATAAGACCTCTGGATGTGAGTAAGAATTTAACGATTTCGAGAGTTGCACATACAACCTCGACATCATATTGTACTGATGTAGAGAGTTTCTCGAGTGGTATGAAGTCATCATTTATTATATCATATGAAACGTCATATGATTCATAGAATGATGTCATTCTGTTTGTGCGTTCTGTTATAAGATTCTCATCATCACCATATTTGGAAATCCAAACATCAGTAAAGATTCCTTCAATAGATTTGATTATAGAATTAATAACAGTTGCCGTACGGTCGTCTGTTGTCTTATACATCTTCAGAATTGTATGAGCGAACTTGAATAAGTTCGGAACGCATCCATGTTCGAATGCGGATTCGATGATAGAAACACAGTCATCAATCTTATCCTCAAGCATCTTCTGTTCAAGACTGTTAGGAACTGTGAGATTGATAGTAGTGTCTGACTTAGTCATCATCAAAGCATCAATACGCTTCTTCATCTGTATACGACGACTGGAAGTTTCCTCATTCTGCATATCAATATTGAGAGCTTCAATATAATTAGCCGGAGGTTTTACATCATACATGCAGAGACAATCATTGTTGAATACTGTGACAGTAGTGAACTTATCAAAGTCTTCAAACTTGATTGTTGGTGTATATACAGTGTGACATGGAACTCCAGCAACTGCAGCAAGATCACGTATCTCATTACGTGCGTATGAACCTTTGACTGTTACAGGTATGATGTTATGTGAACGATTATAGATAGCTTCACTCTTGAGGAAGGTTACCATGTAATCATCGATTACACGCTGATTGAAATTCGTTGCACATAAAAGAATAATCGGACGGGGAATATTGCTAGCTTCACTCTCATCAGATAATGTACCATCCGTATTCAGAATCTTATGAGCTTTATTATTCAGACAATACTTATCCTTATATGTAGTGATGAAGCTTGTGAAATCAGCTTCACTGAAGTTATGATCATATGCAATAATCACAACGTTCTGTTTCTCGAGTAACAAAGCAATGTCATTCGGGAACATACCAACTTCGACACGATAGTCACCAGGCATCTTGAGTATCTCATACTTTGTTGAAACACTCTGATCGATTCTTGTCTGAACATTGATGTTGTTGATTGATGTAACTGATCCATCTGAAGCATACTTTACATCAAGAGCATCGATAAGAGTATCGCGGAGTTTCTTGTCATGATTGGAAGCCATCATCAATACACTCTCAAGAGATTCATGATTCAAAGGTTTGATATAATCATAATCAGTTGCGAAAGCCAAACTGTCATTGAAGAACTTCTGTACATCTGTAAGAATGTCATTGATAAGTCTCTCATCCTCAGGGGTCTTCAATGTCTCATCTATCGAATCGAATATCTTGTCTGCAAGAAGTAAGCATGATGTTGTGCCATCACCTACTACTTCATTTACACGCGAACATATCTTTCCGATTGTGAGTTTAACCATCTGCTTATACTGATGGGAGAAGTGAATAGCTTCAAATGAATTGTATCCATCCTTTGTTGAAGAAGTCTGATTCAACTCATTGAGTGTATATGTAGATCCATACGGTCCGTATGTTTCTTTGACAACAGTTGTGATTGTTTTAAATGTATCACGAATGAGACGTTTGAAATCTTTCTTCGGGATAACATTGATGTCATTGTCATGACTGAATTGGGAGTAATCGAACTTCTGTTCATATCCCATTGCTCTGAGTTCCGTTTCGTTTAACTGACCCATTAGGCTTGTCCTCCTTTTGAGTTTTTAGAATATGTGAAGGTTGTTTAAATGACACATTGAATATTATGTCTTTATTAGGATGCTTTTGTTGTTGATAGTAACGCTCGATGATATCGACATCATACTGAACCATTCTGAATTCAAGTTCTATTGAATGCATTATTATCTTTCTAGCTGTCATGATAAGATCTGTTGCTTTGATGAATCTCTGCATGAGTTCATTGATTTCACACTCACGATTGGAGAGATTATCAAACAACGCAGCTATGAACATTCTTGTTCCATCACTGAGCTTTACAGCTCCATTTCTCAATCCGAGGATTGTTGATGGAACTGCAAATTTATTCTCAGCATATAAATCAATTGATGCAACAATGTGATCAACCAATTCACTTAACTTATCAGCAGCTTTCATCGATTGAACATCAGTATGCTCAATGAATGAGGCTAATGTGGTTTCAGAACAATTACGAATGTCGAATACCAGATGCTTATATGAGATGCATTGTTTTTCATCAGTTTTTCGATTCATTAATTTCTTTATAGAGAACATGTCAATTACCCGCTTTCATTTTAAGATGTCCCACTGTGAGATTGTTTGTGCATCTGAGTACACTATACATCTCGCGAAGGGTTATACCTTTGTCGTCGGGTAATACTAATACAATCGAATTAAACTTATGATGTCTCATCTCATCAATAGATATAATATCAGCAGGTATACATGTAGTATCAAAGTGATAAGCATGTTCAGCATCAAATGTCAACTGAGTATTGACATTGTGAATACTGTTATGAAGTCTGACATTATAACTACCACTATTGAGAAGCTGTCTATTAGATTGAAGGATTCCCATCGAATGATTTGTGAATACATGATCAAAACCATCTTCACCCTTCAATACATCGATGTATTTATTCGTGCAGATTATCTTCTGTCCACGTCTCAAGTCTTGTTTACGACGCTTATTGATTAAATCGATAATATCTTTCGATGGAGTAACATACTGATGTTTATCACGTTTACCAACACTTCGTATTGATATATTACCAACATCCTTGAATCCACATGAAACATTCTTATCAATTGCACGAGTCTCAATCTTATATACTCTTCTGGCATATGCTTGAATGAGAGATAATTTATTCAATGAATCAATTACTGTAGGAGCACTCATCCACTGTTCACTCTTATAATCAAACGGATCTACAATATTGATTATCTTCGCATAGAATCTATTACGAATCATCTTTAAAGTTTCACTCGGTATAAGATGAGCATCATTAATGATGATGATATCAAACATATTCAAGTCGTTTGGATTTGTTGTGACTGTTAAATCACTACGCATAAACTTAGGAGTGTTAGGATCATCCAGTTTGTAGAATGTATCATCCAATTCACTCGTCACGCTTTCAGCATAGAAAATCTGATTCGGTAAACGATGTCTTTGCATCTCAACGAAATCTTGGCAACCTTCAATGACGAGTATTCTAGAGAAATCATAGAACTGAGCTACAGTCTCAATACATATTCTGAAAATACCTGTGCCAACACAACCCCCAACATCCATAACATAACGAGACTGATCTCTTATGAAATCCTCTATCATAGTTATCATCTGACTAATTTCAACTATCATTTTATCACCTCCATAATAGAAGATACACGGGATATATATCCCGTGCACTTCCATATTTTAATTAAAGAGATTCGTAAATCTTCTGGATTGTTGCATCATCATGTGTTGTCATGATTGTCTTAGCAACATACTTAACTGTGCAAGCTCTCCAGCGTACGCCGTTTGTAGGATCATTTGTAACGAGATCGATGAAGAAGTCAACATCGTCATCATCTGCGGGATCAACAACCATGTCTCTGATGATTGCCTCAGGCATTACATATACAGCGATCTCTGAATACTTTGCACTGTGGTGAGGTGTTGCGTTGTCGAGAAGTTCCTTAAGATTCGCACCATAGATACCCTTGTTGAGAAGCTTCTGTGGATTCTGATTGAGGATGAACTGACGAAGATCATTTACATCCTGAGGATACATGAACTTCAGGAGCTTCTTATAGATAGAATCTCTCAGGGGAAGCTCACTGCAGTTAGCAGCCAGAACCTGATCAACATAGCTGTTTGCACCTGTTGTGTCGAGTGCATACTTATCCTCGATTGCGATACGCATTCTGACATAAACGTCAAAAGGGTTTGCTCCTGTGATCACCTTGAAGTCACTCTTGATTGGACACTTGAGAACACTCTCGAGATGTGCATGAACCTCGGCTGCTGTTACCCAGCCTTTCTTAAGTTCATCCATTTTAATGTTACCTTTATTCATGGTACATTTTACTGACAATCTATCTGACGATAGTATCCGTCGTCGTTCGGATAATGTCGGGAATGCATCTTGCCAGTATATCCTCCTTTATTAAATTTATCGACTTAAATGCATTCCCCATTAAGCTTATTGCAGTTTCTTATTTCTTGCTACACAGATGTATGTCGATACGGTTATTATTATCGACTTCTTATCATCATCAAGCTCATTGAACTCTTTACCGTATAACTCAATAGCGAGAACATTCATAATACCATCAGGAATATTTCCCTTGGTATGACTGAGAGCTGTCTCAAAATCCTTAACTGCATCGAGAGTGAGCTGGATATAATTGATTGATACCTCATCAAAGTCATCGACTCTCAGCTTGAGATCATCAATTACCTTCTCAACAGTCTTCTTATATTCATCCGGAATAGTTCTATCATCTGTGATAGTAACATTCTCAACCACTGCGAAATTATCACAGTATTCTTTAAACTCAATAGCCATACTGTCCTCCGTTGTTGTTCTTGATTGGTACTGCACCATATCCGAATGAGCAAGTTATATTCGGATCAGGAGGTGCCTGCTGCTGGTATGTCATGGGATGGAAGTATGCGTCATAGTTAGCATGTCCCTGCTGAGGCTGAGCATACGCTGCAGCACCACTGATACCATAATTGGGGTTTGTCTTTCCTGGGATATACGGTGTTGCATAACCCTGAGGAAACTGTGGTGGATACTGCGGGTTCGGATACGCAGTATACTGATTCTGCTGTGGATATACAGGTGCACCATACTGTGCATCACGACGTGATGCATGCTGTGGCGGTACTTCCGGATATCCGTAGCCCTGCTGTGGATAGAACGGCTGCTGTAATGCGATTGAACGAATTGCTCTGTTGGCGATTTCAAGACAATCACAAACCGTTGACCACGCTCTTGTGTTTTCGAACATAAGTTCTCCTCCTTCTTATTTCTATAATATATATTAAATTAATATATTATGCTTCATCGCTGCCAAAATTGATTCCAAATACACTCTTATTAGTTTCATTCTGGCTCATCTGATTCTCAGGCATTGTGAACTGTGGTGGTTCTTCACCAGCTGCTACACTACAGAATGCCTGAGCCATCATTTCATTAAGACCCTTTGTCTTCATATCAGCTTCCATAGCTGCACGCTGAACTTCAGGACTGCTATGAGAGAATGAGAATGATGATTCTGTCGTTGTGGCATTGTTATATATATCAGAAGTTGATACATTGTTGTTTACCGGCTGATACATTCCATAATTCGGATTCTCACCATTCTGCTGTGGCTGTGGCTGTTGTGGCTGAGGATTCATACCATAATTAGGATTGTATGTGCTACTTCTGTAATTAGGTGAATCATACTTATAATTATCAACAAACATGCTCTGACGTCTATCATTATAACCCTGATTCATACCATAGTCATTTCCATAAGAAGCTGACTGATATGGAGCCTGATAATTAACCTGAGCATTATATGCATTGAACTTCTGTCTCATCACCATATCATTTCCTGGAATACCAGCATATACATTAGGACCAAGACAGCTCTGCTGCATACCACCATAATTATTTATATCCTGATTCTGAGAATATCCATAATTATACTGCGGCTGACTATAGTTTGGATAGCTATTCTGATAGTTTGGATAATTATTCTGATAATTATAATTTGAATAATTATAATTTGGAGTCATCTGTGGCTGATACTGCTGATACATTGGCATGTTCTGAGTTCCCGGCATTGGAGCGCCCTGACTAATAGCAGATGCTTGCTGAGGAGTGATGTTGAGTAATGCATCGATTGTCGGATTTGAATCATGAGCCAATGGCTGATTAGGACTAAAATTATTTATGTCCATTCCAGTCTGAGGATTAATAACAAGCTGACTACGATCAATATGATTCTGTACAGCTGATGAATATGGATTTGTAAACATATTCGGATTCATTTTGTTTGGATCAGACTGTATTGTCTGACATTTGCTAAATACTGCTTCATTGAGATTTATATTACTCATCGGACGAGTATATGATGTGCGAGCGTTCTCAATATCCTGCCAATATTTACTTACATATGGATCTGAACCAAGTGGCTGTGCTAATGTATCACCAGGCATTACCTGACTTCTTGTATTTGACATAACGTTCACAAAACTACCTCCATTACTATTGGTATTATAGTAGTTAGGAGTTCCATCAGAATTAAATACGCTAAGTCCGAATCCATAAGGATTCCAGCCAAACCACTCAGGACCTTTAGACATCCACGGTACATCTCTTCTGAGAAAATTACGTGTGACATGTTCCTCAGGCTCTGCAGGCATCGGTCTTGTATACATTCTACCATCAGGACCTATATAAGAAGGACCAGCCATGGTATTGAAAGGATTATCAATATCATTTGGAGCACCAAATGGATTCTCACGGTTGATATTCAGAATGTAATCTTTGTAATAATTTGTACGATTAACCATTCCATCAATTACTCCCTGAGACCAACCAAAAGGGTTGTGGTTAGGATCATTTGCATTTATAGAATGAGGATCATAAGTTGCAAACGGTCTAGCAGGCTCATATGGATTATAAGTTCTTCTAGTCCAATGATTCTTGAAATTTCTATAAATGATACCAGCATAAGGATCATTGTCGAACTCAGTGTTTAACTTAGGCATGCTCCAGTTATTTGACATATCTTCATTGCTGTAAGGATAATATGGATCTCTTACATAACTTGATGTCTGTCTGAGAAATGGTGTTGGGTCGAACATTGTTCTTCCACCATATGGTGTATATTCGGATGTTGATGGAACCTGACCGAGAGTCATATTGGTCCATACATAGTCTCTTTTATTTGGGTCGTATCCATAATTATTAGCCATATGTCTACGACTGTTGTCGCTTACTGGCATATCTGGATTCATCAGACTGCCATAAACGTCATACGCAAAATTGTTGTTCATTTTACTTCCTCCATTTACATATTTTAATTTGTTATCATATGCCTTGTATTGATAACTGTTTGTGTTCGGGTTATAATATAATTCGATAGGTTGATTTTCAGAACGTTTTGATTCTTCATCTTTTTTAGTTTTCACATATTTAATTATTCTATCTGATACATTTATAACCGCAATTATTAACGATATCACCGTGGTTATAATACCACTATTATCGTTGGAGCCTCGATCATTTTCTCCAACATAAGTCATTCCAATCACTCCCTTTCATAATAAATTTGATATATCATACTCTTGCGCAATGAGTACGATTCATCATTTTGGCAATATCTTCAGGCATTGCAATATAATTAAATATATATCGAAATATAAAATTATTGGATGGGGCTTTACGCCCCATCCTTATTCCAGCATTTTTAAAGTGTTGAAACATAACGTATCCAATGTTTTGAATTCGTAGTTTCTAGCACGGAATGATGTACAGTATCCTTTAATGTATATGATATCATTCTTTGTTAATGACTCAGCTTTCTTAACGAATACATGTGTGATATACAGATTCTTGACAATCATATGGATACGAGCAATCTGGCTCATCGGTCCTGATATGATGTACTGTCTGAAATCATCCTTCTCAATATCAACATATGCAATCGTTGGTTGATAAGCATTCTTGTCTACAATGGAACGAATGAAATCTGTCTTACCATTTGAATCATTCCAGATACTACCATACTCAAATAATCCATTCTTCTTAAAGAATATTGATGTACGGAGTTTCTTGTCAGAGTTATTCTCAAGCAGATAAGTATTGAGAACCTCAATGATATTATCGATTGATATTATTGATGATTTAATTTCACTCTGAAGCAATGGCGGAGTTGCTTCATATATGAAATCGATTGCAGTCATCAGTGACATCATGAAACTGAACTTCTTGAAGTTATCATCACGAGAGTACAATTCTTTTCCATCACCAATACTTTCCCAGAATGCTTTGTAGTATAACAGTAACAGATGATCACTATTTGATTCAACTTCAATGTCAACCATGATCGTATACTGATAATACAAAGATTCGTTATAGCTTCCAGACTGTAAAGTTTCATCAATCATTCCAGATAACTTTTTATTTCCATCATTGTAATGACGTTTGATTTGTGTAATCTTCATTCTAAAACTCCTTCCGTTAATGATTTATGTATTTCCACTTCACTCTTTGGATGTCCATAATCATGAGCTATTACATTCTCATATATTGTAATCGATTTGAATAATTTCTTATATCGTTTATTATATCGGATTTCATGATTCTTTACATCTCCATCTTTATAGATTCCAATAGAAACATGTTTACCGAATAATCCTTTCGATATCATGTGGTTGATACCAGCAGCATAGTTCGTTCCTTCGCATGCAATGTATACATTATTAGGATTATTCAAATGATAATACAAACCTATTGCATCGAAGATTCCTTCTGATATACAAACCTCAAATGGTTGATCATATGAGAACTCGCTCTTGATGGTATATATTCCAGGACCATTATCTTTAGTGACTGAATACTTTAACCATCGCTGTCTAGTATCATTATGATACCTACATGCAAGTGCTCCATTTGATAATTTGAAACAGAATCTATTGATGAATACATTCTTATTGAATCCTTTACTGGATATCATACTACAATACTTAACAGGATCTGCAACATACTGGAACATTCTCAATTCATCGAATGTTGGTACAACTCCAATACGTTCGTAGATATAATCCTGAATCTTTGATATGTTTGCATCATCAGGTAATAATACGATATCATTGAATGCTTCTGAGTTCTGCCTTATAAAGTTTCCACCTTTGAACCTAGGAACTTCAACATCTCTGATACCGAGTCCTTCGAGGATAGTTTTATCAATTGCAAATCCTTTACGATTACAACGTTTACAATCGTAACCAACTGAAGATTCATTATTGATATCGATGTACAAATAAAACTTCCATTTGTTATGTCCACAGAATGGACATGTTTGTGCTCGCCACCAGACTCCTTTACCACCAGGTCGCAAACAACAATTGTCCAATAACATACGTTTGAAATCAATGATGTTCAAACAAACAACCTCCTTTATATGAATTACATTTAAATCATATAAATATAGAATTGTGAATTAATCCTCATTTAATTTATCCTTTATATTATCTACCATTTCTCTGAATGATGCAAGTCGTTTCTTACGATTGATGTCAGTTATCGATTTAACATAATCAAACAACATCACGTAGTTGTCATTGATTTCTTCATCGAACTTTGAAATCTTTTCATTATTATTGTATTCAATGTAATCAGATTCGAATACAAAAAACAAAGTATCCACTTGAGTTTTCTCATCGATAGTTTGAATTCGTTTCAGTATATTGTATTCAATACTTTTACTTATTGGGAATGACGCTCTGAGTCTGAACATGTTATAGATTGAACCAAAGACGACTCTGAAGTTCGATGCTGTTATAGATGTATCCTTGAATATAGTATCATCAGCAATCTCATGAATCTTATAAAAAGATTTACCAATTCTGATAGCAATTGGGAATACAGCTTCATCAGGTTTCATCGAATCTTTCATCTTATTCAACCATTCAGTGTCATTTAATATGTCGCTCATATTATTACCTCCAGACAAAAATATTACTAGATTGTAACTCAAAATGAATTGAATATACCCGGGGATATCCCCGGGTATTATTCTTAAACATTATCCCATGAATTGGTTTGTGCGTTGTATGCTCTGAGTACATTTCCTTTAGCCTGTCTGTCGATAACGAGTATCTTATTATTGACTATATGTCCATTGGATGCTTTAACATTTCCAAGGTTTCCAAGATTGTCACCACGGAGAACATCCATTTTGATTGCATCAAACTGTTGTCCATTCTGACTATTGGTAAATGTGTATGAATTCGTGCGTGGGAATACCAATCTCCATGTTCCAACTGGAGGATTGTTGGTAGCCAGATCACCAATAACAGCAACTGGATGATCAGTAGCACCGTAATTGAATTCAGGTTGTTGATAGATTGGATCTGTTGGAGATAACACGTAGTCGACATTCTGATGTGGATTGTTGGTGTAGATATTGAATAACAATTTACCGTTAGTATCAACCAGTTTATCATTACCATTTCTCATATCAATATCAGCCCATGAACGAGTCTTTCGTGTTATATTGATTTCAGATGTTGATTCATTAAGTGTGTATGTTTCCTGAATTGTAGATTTAGGATCATAAACCCAAAGCATTGGACCGACATCTCCACAATCCCAAATAACAGAACTCTGCTCATTGGTGTGAACGAACTTATTGTATCTGAGTTTGTTTCCAGGAAGTAATGTTGTTGTATCGCTGGATACGTAGTTATTGAATGCGCGCTGGATTATACAATATTCGAACGTTGTGTTGTTATCATCATTAGGATACTTCCATCTGAATCCAACATAGCAGTCATACATAAGAACACCAAGTTCTCTCATCTTGGTGAATGCTGAATCGACTGTTTTGTATTGTGACTTAGATTCTGATATTGCATAACAAACCATCTTATTGAAATCAACCTGAAGACGATTATCATATGATGCATGTGTTTGAGGTAACTTGTACGGAACGTGTTCAGTATCTACAATATTCACACATGATGCAGTTGCGAATACTTTTAATGATATTGGATCTTGATGAGTTGCAGCAGGATATGCTTTTAACAAACGAACACTTGGAATGATTGATGTCATATATGAATCTGTAGTGCTCAAACCTCCATCACTTGTAATGATTGAAGATGATTCGGCATCAGATACAAGTACATGTTTATTCCATGTACCATTGTACTTATATAACCAGATACCATCGGATGCTTTGATAAATGCAAACAGATCATCATATACATTTCCAAGCTTTGGTTTGATATCTTCATAATTATCAATGAACAATGAGAGTTTCAAACCTCCAGCTGATGGATCTTGACTGTATGATGGAGATGTACCATATATTGCAGTAGAACCATGTGAACCGTTTGGGATATTGAAGTTGGAGAGATTGATCCAATCACGAGTAGCTCCAGCGATAGTGAGATCAATAACACCACCATCTTCATTTACTTCATCGATTGAATAGTTCAATGGTACACCACCGATAATGATAACACCAGTATCATTTACAGAGTAATTCGAACCGGGTTCAGATATATATCCAGCACGAATATATTGAGGATCAACAGTTTTATTCAGATTGACATGTTCACGGAAATCATTATGTGAAATCAAATCAACCGCATTCAGATCATCTTCATTATTGAATATGAAATCATTGTCTGAAGTTTCATGTTCTGTAATCGGAATACCATTCTCATCAAGATGTACAGGACGAACCCATCTGGATGCTAAAATGTTATTGAGTTTATTCTTTTCATCAGTTGTATATGATGTATCTGTATGAACGTAACTCTTATCAACAACAGTGGTTGGTGCAAGACCTGATATGTCAGTCAATGCAATGATCGATGTTGGTATATCACAGATACGTGCAACTGTTCTTTCAGGTTTCTGATATTCATATGTAGCATTGTTGTGATATTCAATATCATCATTGGATATTACATAAACACGACCACGTTCATCATTTGCAAGTTCTACATCTTCTGAAGTTTTGGGTTTACCAGGATCAAGTAACAATGCAGCTGTTTGACGAGACTCTGGATCATTAGGATTGTAGTTAGGTGTATTGTGTATTGCATATACAGCAACGTGTTGTGGAACTCCAGCTTCGTTATCCTGAAGCCATTGAGGTAATCCACTCCACTTATTCAGATCATATGGATATCTGGTTGATGTCTCTGATTGTGGTTCACTTGACATATGTACACCAGCATATCCTACATCAGTAGTATTATGCATAAATGATACATTTCTATCAAGGTATACGTTGAATAATGGTACAAGTGGCGTTGCATAACCATTACTATTTGTATAGCTATTCTCATCGAAACTAGACATCACAGTTCTAGCAGTATTACCAGAACGACTCCATCTATCAACAGATGTGATATTTAATACGTCATACTGTTGATGGTTGATACTGATAGGATATTCGTCTCCTGTTGATATTTTAACAAATTTGATGCTACCGATATCAATAGGAACATTAGCATCTGAAGTTGTTCCAGTGAATGAACCGGATACAGTTTTACAAACAACCTCCCAAGCAGCTGTTGATGAACCATCAGGAGTTGCATCATAATCTCCATCGACTGAGCAGAATACCTGAGCAGTATACTTTGAAGTATTTCCAGGACTTGCCAAATACATCAGAGTTTTATCATTGACAACGATTTGAGTTTCATCAAATGTGAAGTGAGGTCCGACATTGGTATTATCAGAAGTAAACCAGTAAATCGGATAGCCAATGAATGTATGATCAGTAACTGCTTCTGTTACGTATACACCAGTGGATTCATTAGTCAATGTCAAAGGTTGCATGTTTTCTTCCAATGGATAATAGAATACACAATTAGTGACACTTGTTTCATATCGAAGTGGTATCTCAATTGTGAATGCAGTATTATCATCAGGAAGAACAAGTATAGGTGGTCTGGTTGTACGAATCCACTTACCAGCATATATCTCACTGCTGTCAAGTGAATTACCGAATGGAATGATAACTTCTTCACAGTCAATGAATTTGACTTTGTAGTTCTTATATGAAGGAGTGTCATCTTCAATGTATACAGCTTTGGATGCAATGATACATTCATACATCAAACCATTCAATGCATTGTTGTATGGTAATCCGGATGACAGTGGTTCGAATATATTATTTGCAATATCCTGAACGAATCTGAACATATCTGAACCAGTATAAGCTTCAGTCTTATTGGTTTCGACCACAACCTCATTTCCGAGATTATCTAATCTTCCTTGGAATATTGAACCTGTTGCAGAATCTTGAACATTCAATTTCTTATCAGGTTTCAACAACCAATGTTTTCTTTCTTGCTCAAGAATCAAACCCAAGTTGTTATATCCAACGAAGTTATATATCTTATGTAAAGACATATCAAATCCTCCTTTTCTAGAATTTTGATTTTTGATATATATTTATTTTCATTAGAAAATATTTTTGTTATTGGTTTTCATATCTTCGATATGAAACTGAATCAAGTTTCTGATTGATGTTCATAAATGAACATCTAACCAGAAACAGATTCAAGGTTGTACTGACTACCATGAAAATAATTAGGGAAAGTTTTTTCTTAAATGATATCCCAATTATCTGTTGATGAATTGAATAGATATTTGTGTCCATCGTATATAAGTAACGAATGTTCTGAGATGTCCACACCATTCTCATCGAGCATATGGAAGTGTCTGAGAGATATCAGACTTGATTGACGTTGAATATTGAATATGAATAAAATGTTTGGTGCAATCTCTGCTGTACTGGATTCAAGTTCATAATCCAATGGATGTATATCAGCTGATAATGATTCAACCATTCCTTTACATTCATATCCATTTACTGGAGTAAGAGTTTTAGTTCCATCATCATTCTCAATTTCCTGAGCAACATTCTGATACTTCTGAGCAAACATACTTGGTTCATTCTTCTTAGCATTCCATGTAATCATCATACAATAGTCAATCAACATTGGTATTGTGTATTTGATGATACTTGTCTCGTACATCAATGGAAGTGCATTACTACCGAATGTCTCTATGATATATGCAATGAGTTGATCTCGAGTCATTGATTCAAACTTTTCCAACATCTCATCATAGTATTCAGGATTTTCAGTTTCATCATAACGATAGATATTCTCCTTGATGATGTACAAGTTGGATTGTTTATTCATCCATGTCGGAACTAAATCAGCCAATGATAATTTATGTGTTTCATTAACAGTATACACATCACCAGATACATTAGTCAATGTATTGACGTTAGTACCAATTGGATTGTACCAGTAAACATCAGGTTGTGATTTCAGTTTATCTTTATTTATTGAATATGATATTCTTTCAATATTGAAATAAGTACGGAGATTGAGTGTATTGTATCTTGGAAGTTTCAAATCATGGTAATTTCCAACTCTATGATTCTGAACATCATATGAATATCTATTACCAGAATCAAGTATTGAGAAATTAGAATCTGGATCAGGTTTGAACATATAGAATGTATTCTGAACATTCTGACGTATTGTGGATAACCAATCGGATATATCATCCATACCGATTTCAGATTTAGGAACTATCGTTCCAGTTGATGCTAAATCAATACCATATACAGAACCAGGTTTACTGGAGAATGTTTCATAGTATAATTTACGATTTGCATTTAATGCATTACACAGGTACACATCATTGAGTCGACGTTTGTCAGTATCAACCAAATCATATGGATTCGGTGTAACATTAGTACCAGTAAACTGAATATGTTGCTTCCATTCAGTTCCATCATATATCCAAATCCACACATGATTATATTCATCGAACTTGAACAGATATAATCCATGACGATATTCATTTGTCACATGTTGAGTCTTTCCAGCCCAGTTGTCAATATGTATCTTGATATTGAGTCCTGTACCAGTACCACTCATATCAGTAGTATGGAATACAGTGTCAGCTCCTTCAAGGTTTGCAGGATTGATACTAGAGTAAAGTGTTTCTGTTGGAGCGATTGTTTGAACTACTCCTCCCACAGCAGTATATTCAATCTCAAAGTATCTACCACCGATATTGAATTTGGCTGTACCAGTATCATTGTAACCACTGCCACCATTTGTGATAGTAATAGTATCATTGTTGTTGAAGTTGATATTGATCGGTACATTGATATTCTCAATGATTTTATAATCGTCAGTCAATACAATCGACAGATCATAATCATTCGGGAATACAACATCATCACCATTCTTTATCCAATTATCATTTGAATTCAATACTTTGTTTTTGTCTTCAGTTGAGTAATTGCAATAGGTTCTGACATAATTCAAATCCGAATCATTCCAATCGATCAATACTTCTGGAGCATAATCAGGAACATCTGTCAATTGAACCATTGATGTTGGTATGTCACATATACGAGCGATTGTTCTTAATGGTTTAGGATTGTCAGTAGTAGAATTGTTTTCATACTTAGCAGAATCATTTGATACAACATACACTCTACCATATTCTGAATATGGATCAAGTGCAACGACATCGGTTGAGAAGAAGTTATTTCCATGATATATGAATTGCGGATAATTAGCCAATACACGAACAGTCTTATCTCCAAATGTATTTGGTTTATTATCCACATATACAATATCAGATAATACATTTTTCATTGATACTATTTCACCGACGGTTTTATATAGATTCGATACCAATATATCATATACGATATTTGAATTACCTCCAATGAATGATGGAAGTTGATTCTGAGGAACTGAGGAATCTATAATCAATCCAGCAGTTTGTTTATCCATTGGAAGTTGAGTATACTTATTATTGTGATCACGAATACTATACAACTCAACATGAGAACGATGAATATTCTCATCAAGTTGCATCTTCATGTATACTGGTAATCCATCAAACTCTCCCATCAGATGAGAAACCCCATTCCGTTCAATGACAGCATTGTTAGAACGTTCATCAGTTGAATCAACATGTACACCAGACACATCTCCAACTAAATCACTTTCCCATCGATACAGATATTCATTTAAGAATTTGATTCTGAATCCAGCTCTCAAAGGTCTACCATCCATATGGTTACATGAGAAATCGGATATATTATAATATCCAGGTTCAGTAGGAAACTCATAATAATGCCATGCATAATTAGGATTGTTATATGTTATTGGATCCCAATCCCAATCACTTGAAGTTCGTTTGTTAAATCTCCAAGAGGATCGTTCAATGTAATTCTTACAATCGTCAAGATATACAACGACATCTGGTATATCTGAAAAATCAAAAACAATTTCGATGTCAGGTCTATCCGTAATACGATAGCTATATAATAATGATATACTCTTTATTGGAATCTGAAAATTTCTAGATTTGTCTCCAGGTGTATCATCACTGATGAAACTGAAATCATTGTTACTCTCAACCTTCAAAAACCATTCATGATTCTCCAATGGAATATATGGCGGAAAATTGTTCTCATAACAATTCGGAAATATTTTTGATACACCATTTCCATCAGTACCAAATGTCAAGAACGGTCTACCTTCTGCATCAATATTATCACTTAAACTTATTACAGGTAAATATTCAAATGATTTAGTTGTAAACCATATGAATGGTAATCCATTCATATCATCAGTCAAGTATGCAGTTCTCAAAGTTCCATCAACTATTTCAACATAACCCATAGTCAATGAATTATAGTGGAAATAAAACTTTGGAAATTTATTTCCATCTTTGATACGTATTTCGTGTTGAATAGTAACCGTTTCACCACCTTCTTCATATGATTCAACCATTATAGGAAATTCATCTGTTACATAGAATTTATCTTTGAATACTTTTGAATTTGCCATACTTGGTGTGACAGTATTTCCAGCACTTGTGTTAGTGGACCTGATCACGAAATGTTCAGTAACATTATTGAATACCAATTGATATTGATGTGATGCAACCAATGTATCTTTCTTCAATACACACATCAACAGATTCTGTTGTTCGTATGTATCGATGAGACTTGAATACTGTATATCGAAATAGAACGTAGTATCTTTTCCATATGTCAGATTTCTCACAGGTGGTTTTGTCATCTTGAGTTTATTCGTTTCAAGTAATATTTCAGATCCAAAGTTATAAACACTACCATTGTATTGTAAACCTTTAGAGTCTGTATACAACTTATCTTTACTCGGATACGAATCGAAGTGGCTCTTCATAAATTGTGTAAGTTTACGAACTCCATCCGGTGATAAGAAATATTCATTCCTCTTTGGAATCTCACTCATATTTATACCTCCTTAAATTAATATAGTTCCTAAAATAGTAGGACTTACCAGTGCGTTTTTCTATGCTGGGGGGAG